TTTTAGCATTAAGTATTTTCTCCATCGTTGTATCAGAATTATAGATATCGTCCTGTTCTAATTCTTTTTCAGTCATTTGACTTCTTGGTTTTGTTTTGTTAAAATCTCGTCTTACTTTAATCATTATATTTACACACCACCTTACTTTATTAGACAAATGTCAAATATAGTTTTCTTAATTTTTGTAAATAGACTTTCTAAATCGTCATCGTATATCTGTATAATATACTCATAGTTTCCATCATCATTCAATGTCTGTTTGAATTTGATATTTGTTCCCATAACAGTACTATTCATACGTCTTTTATTATTATCACTAATAACCATTAATAATACATCTAAATCATTAAGTTTTAAAATCTTAAACTTTAATTATAGATTTCAATTTCACTTTTAAAAACATCCTCTAATATATCAATAAAATCCTTTTCAATAAATGCACATGTAATCATATAGGATTCTCCTTTATATAAAATTTTGAGAGTATAGGTTATATCATTTACCTATACTCTCAAAACAATCATTCTTCATCTTCTTTAGTGAAGTATCTTTCTAGATTCTTAGTATTGATCTTTTGTAGAGCAATTAGATCATCTAGATTTAAGGTTACACCCTTACCAGCAACTACACTACCATCATCCTTATACTGCCACTTTCTAATGTCAATAACTTCTTGCTTATAGTTTCCCCAAGTCATGATATTGACTTGCTTGACCCAGCCTTTGTTATCAGGTTCACATAGATCAGCAACATGTTCAATGATTGTATATTTAAGTTCTCTACTAGCCATAAAATTTTCTCCTTTTCTATACAAATTCTATAAAATACATTTATAGAACTGTTAGAAAAGGAGATTTTTATCATAAAAAAGTATAGTATAAATTATATAAACTAGATTATAGCTTATATGGTTTAATAGCTTCATTTATGTTTTCTTTAAAGAACTTAACACCTTGTTCATTGATTTTCTTTAAATTGCTATCAAATTCTTCTTTAGCAATTCTTTCAGCTTCTTTTAAATCATTCTTTAACTGACTTAACTTAGCTTCCTTTTCTTTAGTAGTAACTGCTTTATTACTAAAGTATTCTGCTATAAAAGGTAAAAGAATTCTTCTACAAGCTTCACTACCAGCTAGAATGAAAGCTTGAACGCAATCAGGTTCTAGTAGTTCTTTGATTTCTGCTAGATTACCAGTCATTTTAGATTTCTTAAATTTCTCTTGAGTGATAATGGATTTAGCAAACTTAGCACAACTAGCAATCATTCTATTGAAAACATCACCAGAAAATCTATTATTTAGTACAGGAGTTTCTGACAGGAATATACAATTTTTATACATTTCTCGTTGATTCTCGTTCAAAATCATTTATAACAAACCTTCTTTCTGTATTAGAAGTTCTATATACTTTATTGTATTGTTTTTAAAAGAAAATTAGAGTATCTAGACAGAAAATCTAGATACTCTAATTGTGGATAAGTTAAAAGAAAGGAAATAAAAATGTCATCTTTAAGAATAGAAAATGTAATATGATTTTATTGATGATCTATTAATTTGTTCGTTTTTAAACTTTAAAAAGTACAGTTTTATTACTCATAAAATCTTTATTGTTTTCATCAATTCCATTATCTTTTAACAGAATCATATCGATTGGGATATTCTCAAACTCATTGTTATGAGAAATGATAAACACTTGTTCAGAATTTAGTACTTTCATTTGAGTCTGAACCATATCGATAAAGCTTCTACGATTAGTTGTATCTAAAGCTCCATCTAATTCGTCTAATAGGAAAATGTTGTATTTCTTCATAGACTGCTCGATTAAAGCTAGAGATAGAGAAAGAGAAGTAAGAGCAGTTTCACCCTGAGATGCTTGAGAGATATCAGATAGAATATCACCATTATTCTTATAGACCTTAATGAAGAAGTCTTTATCTGTAACCTCGAATGCTATGGCAAACTTACCATTTTGAGAAATATCTAGAAGATTGTTAGTTATGAACTTAGTCTTATCTAAGTAGTTTTCAATGAAATACACTGGGATACCCTTAGTAGGATTAAGTGCATCTTTAATACAAGAAGTCTTTTCATAGTTGTCTTCTAGTGTTTTCTTACGATCAGTATATTCCTTTAGTTTACTAATCTTAATCTTTACCTTATCTAAAGCAGACTCAATTAGAGGTAACTGTTTACTATAAGAATCTTTCTCTTCCTTTTGTTCAGATACAACTGTAGCTAAATCAGAAATTTCTAATAGAACTTTTTCAGTATTATCAAAATTGGATTTTACTTCATTATACTTTTCTAAGAATTTTTTTTCTTCTTTAAAGTATTCTAGAATTGTATTAAGTTCTACTAATCTACTCTCTGATTTATCCTTATTTTCATTATAGTCAGAAATAGTTAGATTGCATCTAGCAATTTCTTTTGTTAGTTTTTCTTTCTTGTCTTCTAGTTCCTTTAATTCCTTAGATAGTTCCTTATGAATCTTATCAATACTTTCATTAGCTTTGATCTTATCTTGAATTACTTCATTTTCCTTCTTTAATCCAGAAATTTCATCATTTAGAGAAACGAAGTACTTTAGGTTCTCAGAACCATCAAGTAATAGAGACTTACGATCAATCTTAGATGTAGTTAAGAAATACTTCATTAAATCATTGAATGAAGTAAAACTTACTTTAGCTAATACATCATTTACAAGAGGGAATCCATCTTTGTAATTGTTATATACTTTTTCAATTTCAAGAATTAATTCCTTAACACTATCAAAGATATAGACATTATTTTCTAAAGTTTCTAGTTCACTATCTATTTTTGCTATATCTTTAAAAATTTCTTCTATTTCAGCCTCAATATTCTGATACTTTAATGCAGTTGAAATGAAAGGACAACTATCAGTAATACAATCAGCAGGTCTTTGTTTTAGAATTTCTAGGTATTTCTTATTAGAAATAGCTTCTGATAGCTTATTCTCTAGATTTCTTTTTTCTTTTTCTTTATCTTCTATATCGACCTTATACTGATTTAGCTGATTTAAGAAATCTTTCCATGTCATTACCTTTGTAATGAAAATCTTTTCTAGTATATTTCTATACTCAATACTAATTCTACTTTCGATACTATCAAGTACATTGTATACTTGTCTCATTGTAACAGCAAGTAAAGGTATACCTTTAGCATTTAGTAAAGAGTCTGTTTTGAAATTAGATAAATCTAGTTTAGCCAATTCTTCATTTAGCATGTATAGACGGTTAAGATTTTTAGTCTCCATAGTTCTTAGATTTTCTAGATCATCATTATCCATTCCATCTAACTGTTTCTGTTTAGCTTTAATATTTACTAAAACAGTACCTAGATTTTCCTTACTGTTACCTAAACCTTCACTAACTAGTAGGATACTATTCTTAAACTCAGTTATACTCTTTTCACATTCAGTTATTTCTTTTTCAATTTCTTCTAGAGAATAGTTAGATGTAATTTCTTCAATCTTAACTTTCTCTTTTTCTAGTTTAGTTAATTCCTTAGTATATGGATTTTCATATCTATTAGACTTCAGTAATCCATCTTTATCTAATGTGTTTACTGTAGTTTTAGCAGTAACAATCTTGTTATTACACTTTTCAATGGATTTTCTTATAGTTTCTAACTGTTTTTCCAATCTATTCTTTTCTAGATTTAGTGTATTTTCATCATCTAGTTTAAGTATTTCGTCTGATAAATACTTGATTTCTTTAGTCATAATCTTGTACTTATCATTAACGATCTTATAACGCTTTAAGTATTCATCGATATCTGGTAGAAATGTAGAGATATACTTTTTACGATTAGCTGTAGATAGGTCAATGAAGTTAGTTACATTAGAACCAATACGAGAAATCTTAAAGAATTCCTCATCTACACCTAAGTAAGTTTCTACAGCTTCTTTAAAAGTAATAACACCACCATTTTCATTAAGTTCTTCACCATATAAGTCGGCTATTTCATCTTTAGCTTGAGGTTTTGATAGATAACTTTGGTATTCCATCTTAGCAATATAGGACTTAGTCTTATTTTTAGCTGATGTATAGTGACGAATCATATATACTATATCATCTAGCAGATAATGGATTTCTTTTTCACCATCTTTACCTTCAATAAAGAATCTGTCTCGTTCATCATTACATGTACCAGTAAATGGGTGTAATGAACTAACTAGTGTAGTCTTACCACTTCCGTTGCCACCAAAAAGCATGACAATATTGTTACTACCTTTAGTGAAATCAATCTCAATTTCTCGCTTACTAGTGCCTGCATAAATACCAGCTGAATTAACTAATCTTAAGTAAAGTATCTTCATTTGTTCTATCCTTTCTTCTCATTTTCCTTTTTATATTTTTAGTTTTTATAGATTTTTTATAGTGCTTACATTTGTAATCCTTTCGAAATTTTTTACAGGTCAAATAATCACAGAAATAACACTCCCAACAGCCAATTTTCTTATGAGAATTACCTTTCATTAAATTTCTCCTTAAGAATTTTTAATTTCATATCTAATGTATTATATATATTCAAAAATAAAGTAAAAAAAAAAGAAAGGGAAAGTATTATAAAATACTTTCCCCTTTATATTTAAAGTTTAGTAACTTTACTTAACATTAACCTTTTCTTTCGCTTTCGCTTAGATCGCTTACATCTAGTTCAACTTCGATAGGCATTAATCCAGACCTCCTTCCTCTAATGGAATGAGATCTGAACATAACCCAAAGTAGTTTGAGGTTATGTTCATATTTCTAATTGTATAGTGTATTAGAAATATAGACTCTTTATCTGTATTATAAATTTTTAGATTGAATTCTTTAGTTGAAGCTAATAGTTTTCCTAGATACTTAGGAAATATAGAAATCATTAGAAAGTTAGTTAGATTTTCATCTGTAAATGAGATACAATTGTTTGCTAGATCAGCAAACATTCTGTTAGATTTTTCCCCTATAAACTTTGTTAATTCATCTTTTGTAAAATTGTAATCAAAAATTCTATTTTTGACTTCTGTATTTAAGTCTTCAAAAAAGTTTTTAATTCTCTTTAGTTTTGCTGTATCTGTTTTTTCCCATTTGAATTTTAGACTTGTATTTGGAATACTTGTAATGATTTCTATAGAGTTATCTTCATCAAACTTAATTCCTGTAACTGATTTTTTATAATCTTTTAGAAAATCATTAAACTCGTCTACTTGAATCTTGAATGTTTTATCACTAAAATATTCTCCACCCTTTTTGTCCTCTTTAAAATCTGTAAATGCTTGTACTAATTGTTCTTCATCATACGTATAAGAGATTCCTTGGTCAAAGTATATATACCTATTAGTAGATATACCTTTTGTTTGTGCTATAAATTCTGTCAGTCTATTAACCATTACGTATAATCATTTCTCCTCCTGTCAATGTACGATTAGTCTACTATTGGTGTCTGTGTGTGATTTGTTTTTGAATTAAAGATAAGATCATTTTATTTGTTTGATACTATATAGTATAGCATGATTCATTACTTGTTTTTGATACATTTCAATATACTGATTCATTAAAGCTTGATGTTACTTTCACAGCGAATGATTTTCTTTAATTCAAAAACTAAAAGATGATTTAAAGATAGAATGAATGATTTTTGTGCCAATGATACAAAAAACTTCCACTGATTATTCATTCTATCTCTAAATCTAGTTTAAAATATATACTTATAAATCTTGATTATGCGATTTTTCTATTTTCTAGTAATTCTAGCATATCTGTTACATTAGGTAGATCAAAATAGTCTTTACCAATGTTGATATAGTTTCTAGTTACAATGTCATCAACTAACTTAGGACTATCAAATTCATCAGATTCAATACGTCCAATCTGAGTAGTAGCATCTACATTGAATGCTAGAATAATACTTGGATATAGAGAAGTTAAGTCAAAGTCAATGACATTTTCAAAAATATATTTAGATTTACTACCGTTAATTACCAAACCTAGAGGCTTGTTTAACAAGGGGTTAGCCACAAACGCACCGCGGAAGCTTTCCTTGACAGTTTCATTTAGTCCACCATAATTCGTATTATGGTTATTACTCATGATATAACCTCTGTCAAAATAGAATCTTCTAGCTAGATTTTTCAAACATACAGTCTTCTTTAGTGCTTTCTGAATTCTAGTTTCAGTCTTTGCAGCTACAGCATAAATCATGTTGAAGTCTTTATTTCTAGCTTCAATCATATGAAGAAGCATTGTATCATGAAGGTTGTATTCAATGAATTCTTCATAATCCATCCATGCTGAATTCTTTGTAGTAGTATCTGGATTTTTAAACTCTAGTTTGTTCTCACCTAATTCTTCAAATGCAATTGCATCCAAAGAATAAGATTCTCTCTTACCTGCACCTTTTCTTAAGTTAGCAAACAGTAACATTTGGTCTAGATAGTTAGTGTAGCTAGATACTGAGAAATAGTCACCTTTATCTGCAGGATCCTGATTTTTAGTATCTTTACTGAGATAACAATACTTATATGGAATATCTTCAGCACAAATGATGTCATTAGGGGTAGCACCTAACTGAGCAATTCGATTGATTAGATACTCAATATCGAATCCGAATATATTCCAGCCACTAGCAAAGTCAGGTTTCAAAAGATTGATCAAATGAAAGAAATCTGCAATTAGAGATAATTCATCTTCTTCATTATACCAGATTAGTTTTAGTTTTATATCTAAACCCTTATCTTTATACTTTTGCTTCATTCTCTTCTTGAAATCTTTTAGTCGATTAGTTTCAAATTCTTCAATTAAGGGATTTTCAGAATTTCTTAAGAATAATCCATATAGTGTCATGTTGCTATCATTAAAGAAAGAAATAGCATTAACAGGACATTCAGCATCTGCAGGATTTGGGAATCCTAGAATCTTCATAGAATCAACTTCGATATCAAAAAATCCTTTAGTAAATTCGTTCTTAGATTGTTCTACTGGATACTTACTATAGTGTTTTCCAATATAGTAATCTTCTAAGTCAATATCAGAACCATGTACATTAGGATCTAGAAATACTGCTTTAGCTGCACTAAATTTCTTACTCTTAATACATTTCCAGAAGAAATCTTCATTACCAGTTTCATATGCAACAGATTTTACTATATTACTAGATGAACAGGTTATTTCTCGCACTTTTTCTTTTTCTATATAGTTTACTTGTTCATCTAATACATAATCATCATCAGTTACATAATAAGTAAAATCTGGATCTGGAATAGTTTCAACTATCTTTTCACCAGTTTCTTCATCTTTTAATACTTTCATTATTACATCAAAACGATTACCCTCATCATCATAGTCTTGAGATTTTATAGTTTTTACTAATTGATAGAAACTCACATCTTTCATCCTCCTTTTATGGTTCATTTAGTTTTTCTCTAATTTTTTCACGCATAAAATGTTGTAGTTCTAAACGTGTATTAAATTTTGGAATTTCAATTTTTTTAATACCAAAATCAAATAAGATTTTTTTAACATTCTTTTCATCTGTTTCAGTCGGTTTTTTCTTCATCATAACTTCACTTACTGTTTGATCAGATGAAAAATCGTTAAAGATATTGTTTTCAATACTATTTGCCAAAATTAAGCAACTCCTTTTCATTCGTATAAAATATTTAATTAAAAGTTATTTTTAATTTTCTATCATTAAAATATATATTTCTAACAATTTTTAATCTTTTACAATCTAATATAACAAAAACAATACAATAAAACTTTCAAAGAAAGGAAGGTGAGTATATTTTGGCGGATAAGAAAAAAGAATTAACTTTAAAAGATCAGCTAGATCAATTTAGAGCTGTATCTAAATTGTCTACATCTGAATTATATGGAACTACTGAAAAATTTGCAGATGATAACTATAAAGATCTTTCTGACATTAGAAATACTATAGATAGTGTTATGTTTAGATATAAGAAATCTACTGGTGATGATATCATAGAATTTTTTAATGCAGTTAACATGAAACATAATTCTAATGTTGGTCGTCCTAGTCGTTCTGCAAAAACAGAACATGTTAAAAAACAACTTTCAGATATTGAAAGTATGGTAAATAATACTGATATCTATTCTATGAATGAATTATTCAGTCAAGAATCAGGACGTTTCCAACTTTATAGTAGTTATCAGCTAATCTATGAGAATATACCCCAGATGGCTCAAGCCTTGGATACTTATGTCGATAATATAATGTCACCTGATGATTTTACTAAAGATATCTTTAACATCTATCTAGATGATGTTATTATTTCTACTACAGAAAATAAAGGTGAAAATGTTAAGATAATCGATAATTGTAAGGATCTAATTAAAAAGTATAAATTAGACACTCAATGTAAGAGAATTATAAAAGAAACTTTAAAATTAGGCGATCAATTTGTTGCAGTTTTAAAGATGAACGATGAAATTTCAAAAGTAATGTTATCTGAAGATTATAAAAGTAGTATGGAAGCTACTAATAAGTCTTTAACAGAATCAGATATTACTTTAACTGATGATGAAATTGTTCAACTAGCTGAAATGTTTGATTTATCTAATGTAAAAATCCCTCAGAATAATCCTCCTTCAATATCTGATTATAAAAATTATACTGATAAGAAAAAACTAAATGAAGCTTATCAACATGACTTAAAAATCTATAACGAGGAAGTAAAAGTATTTAATGAAGCTAAACAAAGGCTCTCACATGATATAGCTGAGATTCTAAATAAGAACTTTGTTTTTACAGAGGATTCATCTTGTCTATTAGAAGACAATGTAGAGATATCTAAACAATTTGGAATTAGTAGTAAGAAAAACTTATTCAATAATTTCCAAAGCCAAAATAAAGAAGATAGAAAGAATCTAAATCCTTTCTCTAAAACTAAATCTACTGATGAAATTCGAGTAGGTGGTTCTGTATTAAAAGTACTAAAACCTGAGAGAGTTATTAAGCTAGTTTTAGATGACTTTGAATATGGTTACTACTATATTGAGAATCTAGAAAATAATGCTGATATGCTAACTACTGGTAGTTACAGTGTATCTTCTAACATCTTTACTTCTTTTAAATCACAGGCAAATGAAAAACCAGATATCATTAATGCTAAGTATAGATTAATAACTGATGTCTTTGTTAAGAATATGGCAAAGAAAATTGATAAGAAGTTTATCAATAAAAATCCTGATTTTAAAAATACTGTCTATCAGTTACTAAAGCAGAATTACTTACTTAATAAACAAGTTAGAATGATTTATTTGAAAGCTAGTGAAGTAGTACACTTCGGTAGTGGTACTGAAGATTACTATGATAGTATTTATAAATCCATTCTATTTAGTGCTAAGCTATATTTAGCAGTTTTAACTTCACAGGTTATGTTAAGACTAGTAAGATCACCTGAGAAACGTGCTTTTTATGTTGAGGTAGATCTTGATAATGATACTGAAGCTGTAGTACAACAGTTCATGAGAGATATTAAGACTAAAGATATTAAGATGAGTAACTTTGGTCAAGATATTAATACTCTTTTAAATGCTATAGGAACGTTCCAAGATTAAATAATAGTCGTCTATATTAGTGATAGTATAGAGAATTATTTCAAGAATTGCTGGAAAAATCTGTACAAGTATATTTAAAACTGGGTACTAGAAACAACAATTTATTAAAAATAGTTTCTAGGGGGCAGTTTTATGATAAATAAAATTATTGATGGAATTATAGTAAAATTTGATTCCGATATAGTTTGTTCTGAAAATCGAATTATAAAAGACATTAAAGCTATTAAAGATCATTTATTAGAAATAAATGAGTCCGATAGATATTTTGAATGTCTTTATAAATTAGAAGAAGATTCTAAATCAAAACATAATCGTCTTTTTATAAAAACTAATGATAAATGTGGACATGGTGATTATATAGTAAGATTTGATAAATTCAAAAAAGGATCAAGATGTCCAGAATTTGATTGTAAATTAAAACGTGTAAATAAAAGTAAAGAAATTAATAAAAGAAAAGAAATAATAGAATTTGTTAATAATAGTAATTATGATTTTTTTGATGATGATATAAATAAATCAATAATTCAAATGTCTGAAAAAGGATATAAACTACGTTTATTATGTCCTTATTGTAAACATCTTTATGAAACAATGTATTACAATTTTAAAGCAGGATATGGATGTGGATGTAGACATGGTTCTAGAGCTGAAGAAAAGATTCAATCATTCTTAGAATCAAAAAATTTTAATTTTGTTTCAGAAAAGAAGTTTGACGATTTGGTTTATATCGAAAAATTAAGATTAGATTTTTATTTACCAGATTATAATATTGCAATTGAATTTGATGGTGAGCAACATAAAAAAGGATGGAATAAAGATCCTGAAAGTTTGAAAATCACCAAAATTAGAGATCAGATAAAAGACGAATATTGTAAAAATAATGGAATAACTCTTCTAAGATTTGATAGAAAAGATTATAAAAATCTAGAAGAAATACTTGACAGATCAATCAGCAGCCTTATAAAAGGTTCAAAGACTATGTAGTATATAAGTTGTATACTCTGTATGAAACAACTATAAAGATAGTTGAAGATATAGTCTATTCTCATATGAAAATATGAGTTTAGAGTTTAACAAACTCTGAAATAATAAGCAAAGTATTACATTCCTGTAGTTGAAGGACAAAAACCTGTTGAAATAGACACTTAAAGTTTAGGGTAGGTGTCTCTAAATTTTCTTAATTGCTGGAAAATGCTTAACGTACAATCAGCAGCCTTTTAAATAAGGTTCAACGACTATATAGTACGATGTAAATACATTGGATATAGAAAACATAGAAGATATAGTCTGATCTCTAGTTTAAAATCTAGAGCATAATTCAAAAGGTGCAAGCTTAATAGACTTGTATTAACAACTATGATCCCTGGCATGAATGTAGAGATCACTAATGATTTCTTAGAATATCTATTAAAGTCTATGATTTCTGGTATGGGTATTCCCCCTGAATTCTTAAGTTATTCTGAACAAACAGAATTTGCTAGATCACTAGGAATGATGAACGGTAAGTTTGTTCGTTCTATTCTTGTTTGGCAGAAGATTTTAGGTGAACAATTCACTAAGATGTTCCGTTTACTATATCAGAATGAATACCTTAATGATTATGATCTTAAGAAAGCTGAAAAGAAACTAAAGAAACTTAATCAAAAGCCTAAAGATGATACCGTATTAGTTGATACTGAAGAAGAAAAGGATCATGTAGCTAAAACTAGAGCAGAATTAAAAGATACTTATTTCAATCTAGAACAACTATCTGTTAAATTCCCTCCCCCTCAAGCACTTAACATGACTACTATAACTGAACGTATCAATAATTCTAGAGATATAATAGATTTTATAACTAACACTATGGTATCTCAGGATAATGCTGAATTACAAACTGAATTTAGACGAGAATTAACTAAAGATATTCTTAATACTTTTGATTGGAGTAAATACGATAAAATCCTTGAATCCGCAAAAGTTAATAAAACAGAGACTTCTATTAAAAATTCTTCTATTGAACCTACTGATGACGCATCATCAATGGGCGGAGGAATGGGAGGATTCTAATAAAAATATAGACTATATCCATAAAGGATATAGTCTATATTTATTTAAACTAGATTAGATATAATTCTGAGCTGAGCCGCCTAAACCACGATCAACGTCAGTATATCCATAAGCACCAGTTTCACCAACTCTGGTATCAGCAATAAAGCTTTCATCCATAGTTAACTTACCAGCATCAGGAGTAGTAGGATCGAATTCACCAAGTTCCATAAAGCCATAGACTTTTTCGTCTAAGACTTGTTTAGCAAAAGCATCAACCTTAGAAGACATATGGAAAACACCACGGAAATTCTGTTCATATTCTACTGCATCATGAGTACCATGAGTAAATGCAAACTGAGATAACATAATACGAGTAGGCATAACAGCAGTGTAATAACATGCAAATTCAATATTGTTACGTCCAACGTTATTAGCATCAGGACGAGTTACAATATAGATAATTTCGCCAGTATGGTTCTTAGCTGCATAGTCAGTACCATGAACTCTAGGATAAGTAGCAATACCAGTTTCAGGATCACGAACGCCAGTAATCCAATACTGATACATATTACGAATAGGAGATCCAGAGAATTCACGATGAGTAATAGAGAATTCAGTATTAGCTTTATTCATAGTAGAAGCAATGTTGTATTCATTAGCTGCAAAACCATGAGTAACTTGAGTAGTCTGTAGTTCAATATCACCGAGAGAGAAACCAGAAAGGAAATTTTTCTCAGTCATTGCTTGGAAATCAGGGAAAGCCTGAAGAACCCAAGAAGGAACTACAATCCACTTAAAGAAAGAATAGCCAGAAACTAGAGGATCAAAGTCTAGCATCATAGTATTATAAGATCCATTAAAGAAACTTTTAGTACTTGCAGGACCATTATTACCATTAAAGACAATTACGTTATTAGAGTCATGTCTTAACATAAGTTTTCTCCTTTCAAATTTTAGAAGTTAGATTTTTAATGTGAGAGGATAGAAAAGATTGTTTTCTATCCTCTCAACCGTAATTATTGGTCTAATAATTAGTTCATAAATTAGTTATTGACAATTAGGTCAATAGCAATTCTTTCAATGATAGAATTGAAGACAAGTTCAATCTTAACACGAAGTAGCTTCTGTTGTCTATCATAATCAGATGCATAAACAGTACCAGTGATATTATCACAAGCTCTATTAGAAATCCACTGATTTAAGTAGGAGTTTAGAGCAGTCTGTGCATTAGTAATAGTAATGTCATCATTAAATTCGAACTGATAGTTCTTCATTAAATCTTCAACATCACGCTGAATACGTAATAAAGTACGAACACAACTGATGTTAGATAGAGCAGAAACAGTAGTCTGAGAAGTTAACTGAGAACCAAATCTGGTAGAAACCTGGTCTTGCTGTACATAGTTAATCTGTTTAATATAAAGATCTTCTCTTTCTAAAGAATTAGGTAAGAAGTTAATAGACTTAAAGCCAGAAATAGTACCACGACGAGGACCAACAAAGTTCCAATGGATACCATAGTTATTATCATTAGCAGGAATTTTGGATGCTAAGAAATAAGTAGGAGAAACTTCAATATTATTACCAGTATACTTAACATCATCGACTATAAAGGTCTGAGTGAAAATAGCTAAACGGAAGTTATTAACACTGATAGAATTCTTTCTATACTCGATTACTTTATCGCAATCAGGCTGATCTTCAGTATCTAAAATACCAATAAAGTCATTACGAATTTCAGTACATAGATTAGCAATAGCATTTTTAATAGATACAGGATATTTAGCATCAAGTACCATATCAATAGGCCACTGATCTTTATCTTCTAAACTAGGATCAATTTCACCACTATAACCCTTAGCTATTAATTGTTCTATTTCTTTATTATTAGCCCATGCAGCATTTTCAATAGAACCATCTGTACCATATCTTAAATTAATAAAAGAATCATAGTTCTGAAGTCTAGTAATATAAGTATTTTGTTCTAATTGTTCCATCTTAGCTTTTACATTATCAACAGCAGTTTTAGCAGTATCATATTTAATAGAAGCTATATTACTTGCAATATCACCAATAAGAGAAATAATTAAAGTTTTAGTATTTTTTATACTATTCTCAATAGAATTATAAATTTTAGTTTTATACTCTAGTAAGGATAGATTAATTGCAAAAACTAAACTAGTAGATGATAGTAAACGTTCAATAGTTTCCCATGCAGCATCCATAGTTTCTGTGTAATCATCGAATAAAGTATATTTATCTGTTAAGATATCATAATCATTTTTAATAGAATTTAATAAAGATTCAGCTTCAGTTAATTTACCATTAGCAAATTTGATACTGTCTTCTTCACTATATCTATCAGTAATATTATCTAAAAATCCTAAAATCTTTTCACATTTACCAATAAATTCAAAGAAAAATTCTTCTTTTTCAGAATTACTATTAGAAATATCTAGCTCAGTATATTTTTCTAATAAATTGGTTATTAGATTTTTATATCTAGTACAGTTAAGATCATAAGTGATAATATTTTTTATATTACTTTCAATATTTTTTAAAGCGTCTAAAATGTTAATATAATCATCTGATGAATGAGAAAGATTTGATCCTTGACCGATTCTAGAATAATCATAAAGTTCATACATTTGATTGAGTAAATTATCTATACTACTAGATAAAGTATACATTAATGAATTGGCGATATTATAATCTTCTTCACCAATATCACCTTCAACAGAATTTTTAGTTTCTAATACATCTTTATAGTCATTAAAATCTGAATAAGCTTTTTCAACAGTAGTATCTTTTTCTAAATTCTCAATACCAGCACCTAAAGTTGCAGGATTAGAACCATCCTTATCCTTAATAGTATCCAAACTAATAGAAGTAAAGTTATTAGCATCACCCTTATTGTTTTGGATCTTTCTAACTACACCTAATGCTTTTTTAATTCTATTAAAGGAATCATTATGGCGTTCATATAAACCATTACGATAAGAAGTATCGACTGATGCAATTTCAGCTTCAACCTCATCTCTTACGTCAACAATATTTCTTTCATCAGTAGCTATACCATTGACGTAACAGATAAGAGACATATGAATATCTTCATTTTTTAAGGTACGTTCATCATAATAAGTTTCATACTCACCATCAACAAAACGAGTTTTACCACTGAAGACATCAATTCTATTAGGATGTACATCGGGATCGGAGTTAATAATCTTAGCTAGTTTTTCATAATTGTCTTCATTGAAAATAATAGTAAAATAATCACAATATTTTTCAATAACATCAACAATGAATAAAGAAGAACCACTATAAGACATTGCATCGGGATCTAATGAAACAAGGAAAGGACCTTGGACAGTGGAAACACTTCCAGATTCAGAAGTTTTAGTTACTTCAAAATCATAAAGTCTGAACTCATAAGTAGAATCATAAGCATCATTTAAATTAATTCTAAAACCTAAATCATTATAACCAGAACCTCTGCCTTTAGGAATAACTGCAAAGATCATATTATTATCATAATGATCAACAGTTTTATCAGTAGATCGTCTTAATTCATTGAAGTTAATATCAGTTATTTCTTTATTATTAACTTTGGTATAAGTAACACAAGGTCTTAATTCTACATTATCAACATCTACAAATTCACCATTTGCATTTAGAACTTGTTTAGTAGAAACCTTAGTTTGAATGTTTACAATAGCATTTGCATAACCTGCATCACCAGGAAGTACACGTAAGCAATATACTACACCACCAGCATTAAGCCAATTAACGATATTATAGCCAGTCTGACCATATAATTTCATATTAGGCTCACCGTAGTTAAACACAAATTCAGAGACAGAAGTCATCATTTTGATTTTATTATCTACACCTTTTTCAGAGGTAAAGACAGCAAATAACTTAGTAGTACCTGAAGCGGTTATATATACGGTAGAATTGTCAGTAATGGTACTGCTTACAGAAGGATGTACATAATTAATATTTGCCATAAGTTTTTTCTGCTGTGTAAAAATATAGTATAATCTTAATAATTTCTTACAGCAGAATCCTCCTTTCTTTTATTTTAAATTTTTAAGATTTGTAAATATAAAAGATGTTTTATATATTTGTTTTAAAATATAGGTATAAACCTATACCACATAATGCAATTATATAAAATTGTATCTTTATTTTTCTTGATCTAATATCTTGTTCTGAAAAAATAATAAAAACTTCCATTACCTCAAAATAAGGTAATGGAAGTATGCTTTTTAATACTTTATTGTTGGTTCTATAGGTGTTTCAGATTCTTTACCACCAGTTCTAGATTTAGAAACTGAATAAGTAATAGCTTTATTGATATTCTCACTAGTCATAGCTGTAAATGTTGAAGTTAACATAGCTAATTCTTTTATAGAAACCTGCTTGTAATCTAATTCAGATACTTTAGTATTACTTTTTCCTATAACTTGTCTGAATGGAATTTCAGGGTTTCGTTTATATCTAGCTAACTCAGAAATAGTAAGTTCTAGAATTAATGAAGGAACTTGTAGGTCAGTACTATTAGTATCCATATTTTCTATATAAAGCTTAATAAAGTCACTATATCTAATAGATTTAGGTAGTTTACCTTTTTGATGTAGCTTTACTAGTTTTTCTGTATTTTTATAGGATTTAGCATGATTTAAGTTACTTATAAAAGAATCATTTTGATATAAAGTAAAAACTCTATAAGTATCTTCTGTGTTATCATCACTATCTATATCACCATTTTCATCGTCATCATTGAAATCTCTTTCAATCAAAACTTCTTTTACATTATCTTGAAATTCTGAGAATGAAAATGTTATATCTTCAGGTAATGATAACTGATAGGTATCATACTTATTTGATTCAGGATCTTTATAATACTTCATAACAAAGCATCCTATAGTCTTTACTTCAGTTCCTAATTCTTCTGCTAACATATCTTCGTCAAAATAAGACTTAGGAATGTATATATCAAGTCTGTTTCCAACAAATACAACTTTATCTTCCTCTTTTTTTAAGAAGGTAAAAGTCATAGTCATCTCTCACAATCTTCAGAAATTTTTGTATGATCCTTGTAGGGTTTAAGCATAAAATCTACAATTGGATCATCAGAATTAAGAATTTTTAGATTCTTAATAGTATTAGAAATGTAAATGTAATACTTATCTAATTCGTTTCTTTTTTCTATAATAAATCCACAAAATTGATAAAAATCAAATTTAAGATCTTCACAATAAGGTTTATTTAAAGAATCAATAATTTCAGGAATATCTAAAATGCTATCAAATTTCTTTTCAGACTCTTGCAGTTTCTTTTCAGCTTTTTCTAATCTTGACTCATAAGTTTCACCATCAGATAAACCATGACAACTACAAGGTTTAATCCAATCATAAATCCAATCAATCTGCTTTAAACTATCATTACATAAAGTTTGAGCATCATAGTATTCAGAAATTCTTTCATCTTCAGGATGTTCTTCAATGTATTTAGTATACATTTCTAACTTGTTTTTGATATTCTTCTTTAATAGCTCATAAACTAGAATTCTGGAATTATTAGGAATGCTATCTGGATCTAATCCATTTTCTTTTAAGAAATCTGACATAATTTCCTTAATAGAATTATCATAGTTTTGTTTATATTCTTCAATTCTACGATTAGTTCTATTGATAGAATGATTCATGTTAGAATGAGCTTTATTCTGTAAATGTACATTATATTTTTGTTGTTGTACAAATCTACTTCTTTTCTTACCCATTTTTATTTGCCTCCATGCTTTAATAGAGTGATTAAATCATTTCTAATACTAGAATATATATCATACTGGAATTCTTCATCATTAAGAGGTTTAAAGAATTCTCCAATAAACATTTTTTCTAGTGTAGTATTAAATCTATTGTCAATTAGTAGTTCTTTCATTGCAAAGTTAGTAGCTTCATATTCATCTGTGCTAATAATTTCTTCTACAATAAACTCAGGTTCATCTTCATTCTGAGAAAAATCATTTATGATGTTTTCCATATAATAAAGTAAGAGAATATCTTCATTATTGTTAAGATTTTTCTTAAGAGAACGATACATTAAGTCTTTCTTTTCTTCTTCATTTTCATATTCTTTTACTAAGTCTTTTTTATGACTATAAAGATAACTAATGAAGAAATTTACAAGATTCGTTCTATATTTTAGAATAAAGAAATTATATAATTCTCTAGTGTAGAAATAGAAATCATCAGTACCAATGATTTCATTTAAGTCAGAAGTAATAGAAAATCTAGTTGTAATTACATTATAGATTTTGCTATAGATATTTTTCTTGATGTCTTTACATCTTTCTATAATACTTTCATCTTCTGGATAGAATTGCATTATAAAGTCATATCTATTATCAAAAATAGAAAGCATATCATTATAAGAAACAGAATTAATGAAAGGATTCTTTAACTGTTCTTCAATATTAGTTAACAAAACTTCATCTGATAACTTAGCTAATAATTCAGCTCTTTCAGTTTCAGTTGGTTGAAATAAGTTAAACTCATCATCTACTTGTCTTATCATAAGTTTTTATCTCCTTTAACTTTTAGTATTAATCTATTGGTGATTCTTCATAAGAAGCACCTTCTACAATACATAGTATATCTGATTCTTTTACTAGAATATATTTAAAACCTTCAAATTCTACCCATTTACCAGTTTGCCTAGGAATTATTACAACAGTACCTTCTTTTAAATCTTCATTCTTTACATCAGGTCCAATTGTAGAAATTACATAGTACGGAGGAATCTGTGTTTCTATTGCACGATTAGAAAGAATAATTCCAGCATCAGTTACTTTTTGTTTATATGGAATTACTAATACATTATCATGTAGTACTCTAAGTTCACTCATTATAATAAGCCTCCTCTTAGTATCTTATTAAAAATAGAAAAATTTAATGTATTTTTATAAGATGTTTTATTTAAAAAATTTAAAATGCTTAAAACATTTTATAAAACTATATACTAAAAATAAATAAAAAGAAAGGAGATTTATTATGATTGTAATTCATAGTACTAATAAGAAACCTGATGCAAATTTTACAGTCGAACAGTTAAGAAGTATCTCACATTTAATGGATTGGAGTAAACTATATAAGTACATAGACCCAGATTCTATAACTATGGAATTTATGGAAACTTTTAAAGATGAGATTAATAAAAGAGGACATCTATTTCAGAAATTTACAATTAAATCTACTCATTTAGATGTTGTAAAGTTATTTAGTACATTTAATGGTAGATTCTCTTATTATCTAACGTATAGTAAAGAATCCTATATTTCAGAAGAGTTTATTTCTTATTATAAAGATAGGATTACTGATTGGGATTTCATAATGAATAAAAATCTTAATTCTAATAATGGTATTTCAGAAAAACTATTTGAAGAGATATATCCTTATATCATGAAAAATGAAAAAGAACAGACCTATATAAAATATGGAAATAATACTTATACAAGAAATATACAGCTTTTTAATCTAATGATGGAAAATAAAAATCTATCTGAAGAATGTATAAAAAAGTATAAAAGTACTGAAATAGAAGATACTTACAAAATGTATCTTAATCTCAATAAATTTGATAAATACAATAAACCAATTACTCCTACTTTCAATTTCTTAAAAGTATATAGAGATATCATTGATTGGGAGTTAGTTATGAAATATGCACCAATAAAAACTTTTACTAAAAATTTTGTAGTTGAATTCTATAGTTACATAGCACCTTTGTGTATTTCAATTCCTGATGTAGATCCTAGAATAGTAAAGTTAGTTACTAAATACAGAAAATATATTAAGAAAAATTAAGTAAATCAAAAAAAAAAAATAGAAATCTCTTAATAAAGGAGATTTCTATTTTTTTTAAATCTTATTCTATACGATATGATTTAATGTAATCTGGTAATAGCAATAAATCTTTTTCTGAAATATGCTCCATATAAATAGCTGTATTAGTACTATATACATCTGATATATGATTTTCTAAATCTATTAAAACAGTACAGTCTATTCTAAAATCAGTTTCTAACATATATTCTACATATGCAAGATTAGTTTTAAGATTAAATTCTTCTATAATAATGTGAATAATTAGATTTAAATCTTCTTTATTTAGTATTACAAAATATGCAGGATTGTATTTAAATCTTAGATCAAATTCAAATCTTTTTATTAATTCTTTATTATCCATTAAATCTCTCCTTTCATTAAGTCTATGATATATAGTTATAAAGTTTTATAAAAATTCGTATTTTAAAAAACTATAAATATATATTATTAATGTAATGAATATAGAAAAGAAATATTCATTACATACTTTTTGATTTTTGAAAAGAGAGGTTTTTATCATGACTAATCCTAGAAACAACATTGTTCCCATTAGCAATTACTCCAATATCAACTATAGACGACAATCTAAGAAGAGAGCTAGATACAATAGAGTTAAAACTATTGTTACTAATATTGTAATTTTCATTGCAGTTATTGCTGCAGGTTCTTTGTTAATGTTGCATATCGATGATAATATCGAAGTCTATTCTTCTACTAGAAACTACCAGTTTATGATGGACCTGAATAATGGCGATAGAGAAGCTATTGAAAGATACGAATCTCACTATATTGCTAGAGATAAGTATCTGTTTAATGGTCCTCTGACTATTGAATTGATGGCTGAAAAGTATAATATCGATTTTGAAGAACTTTATGAAATCTATGAAGAATCTGGTTATGAGTCTGCACAGAAATTCTTCAAAGATTATGTTCAAAATAGAGCTGAGTGTCAGGAATTCGAAGACACTTATTGTGGATAAAAGAAGAAAGGAAATTGAACAATGTTAAAGGAATATGAAATCATTATTGCTGGTGATGACTATCTTTCCACCAAAATTATGTTGACTGAAGAGGAAATCAATATCTTTAACAAGATTATTTCTTCTATGAAACCTGATGGTAAATTTGTACCTAGTATTTTGATTCGAGATATCGAAGAAGAGAAAAAGTATTTGGAAGAAGAAAGGAAAAGAATCAAAAAAGAAAGAGAAGACAGAAGAGAATCTTATAGAAACGATAGCAGAAATTTTCCTTCTGCTATGTCTTTGGCTTTCCAGAAAGCTATGAATAAAAACTAAAAGAAAGGTATTAAGTACCTTTCTTTTTTTAGCGAATTATAAAGATTTATAAGTATATATCATAACTCTGAATGAAATACTTAAAAAGGAGTTGATTTATAAAACATGGATAACATTGATTACAATTACTTTAGAAAAATGAAAAGATTACAAGAAAATTCTATTTACGGTCTTAATCATTTTTATGGAACAACAATTACCAAAGATACAAAGATTACGTCTAAGAAAATTGATAAACCATTAACAAAACAACAACTATTTGATCTATATACTAAATGGTGTAATATAGGTTTTATGCAACATTGTTTAAAATATGGATATAATGATATCTTTGATACTAAGATTTTTTGGCAACTTTTATCATATGGATATTATAAAGATTTACCAGAAGATTTTATCGAAGAATATAAGGAATTATTAGAATTGAGTCCTATTCATAAGACTGGATTTGATAGCAAAATTACTACTATAGATGATATTGCTAATTTCTATCCTAGTTGTTTATTATCTTTCGAATGAAAGAAGGTTATATAGAATGAAAGAATTTACTAAACAGCAAATATTCAATCTTCAATTCAAATGGTCTGATATTAAACCAAAGTACTATATAAATGGTGATAAACGTATAAAGGAGTGGTGGAACTATGAAGAATATTGGACAAATATTTCTGAATATGTAAAACCATTACCTGTAGATTTTATTAGAGAATTTAAGGACTATGTAAACTGGTATTTAATTGGAATGTGTCAAAAATTATCTGAAGAATTTATGCGAGAATTCAGTTATTATTTATGTTGGTATGATTTACCTATGTATCAAAAATTATCTGAAAACCTCATTAAAGAAAATAAAGATACGATTAATTGGTATAGAGTTCAACAATATCAAGATTTATCTGAAGAATTTCTATATGAATTCAAAGATAAGATAGATTGGTTCTGTTATCTTCATGGTAGATCAAATAGAACACAATTATCTGAGGAAATGCTAAAGAAATTGATAGATGAAGGATATATCAGAGATGAAGAATTTTTTAACTAAAATCTAACTACATACAATTTCCGTATTTTCAGCAGTTTTATCTATATATAATAAACTTAGTTAAAAACAAATAAAACCATTTTTATTAAAAGGAGATTTTACAAATGAACAAGAACTATGACATCATGCTGATCGAAGCTATTGACAAGCACAATCTCAAGACTGCTGAAACTATTTTGAAATCTGGTAAAGCAACTCTTTATAAGAAGTATCCTCATATGATGTGTCATGTTGCTGCATACGGTGAACATGATGAATTTGAATTGTTAGTAAAGTATGGTGGCGATCCTCATATTGACAATGATAATCCTATTAAGTGTGCAGCAACAATGGGTCGTTTCAAGAATGTAATGCATATTCTCAGTAATCACGGAATCAATAGTAATATTGAAGATTTTGTTAAGAACTATATTCTTACAGCTGCTATTGATCTTAATAACCTTGATTGGTTTAAGTTCTTCGGTAATAAGTATCATATCGATTTGAATGATGAACAGCTTATCAATTATGCACTCGTTTATGGAAACAGAGAACTTATCAATTACTTTGTTTCTAAGAATGTAGAAATTGATGGAAATCTCATCATTCAGCTGCTTAACAGTGACGGTTTTGTACTTAGTGATGATTACAAGGAATATCTTCATAGTCTTATTGACTAATTGAAAATTTTCTGTGATCCAAAGCAAAAAAAAAAGAAACTCTCTTAATGAGAGTTTCTTTTTTTTTATTAGTTTAAGCATCTAAGTCTAGATTATATTTATCAATAATTTTTTCCCACCAATATTTATTCATACCATCCGAAATACCAAGAACTTTTTGATCTCCTTCTTTTTTATAATAGAAATGATCACCTTTTGTTCTAATTAACTTCCAACCATTTCTTTCTACTACTCTCTTCGCTTCCTTAGTATTATAGATTTTCATTTTTGTTTTAGATTTCGATGAAGACTTATTAGAAGGTTTTACCATTTTTGCCATATATAATATATCCTTTCTGTACTTAGTATATATTTTCTTTTATATTATAATCTTCTTCCATTCTTTCTATAAATTCTTTAGAAAGAGATTGATATTTTACAATATGATTCCATACTATATAATTTTTCATTTCTTTAATAAATTTCTCTGATAAATTTTGATTTCTAGAAATACAATCCCAATTTAACTGTTTTCTAAATTCTCTCATAAAATCTTCGCTTAGTTTGAAATTATCGGAAATATGTTTCCAAATACGATGATCATCAAACCAGACTTTATTACCATATGATAGATTGATAATTCTACCTATTCTATTTACTTCTGGATACTTAAAGAGTAAATCAAATATCTGTTTTCTAGTTAGTGGTTTCATAATTTCATTTCCTTTCTATACCATTTTCTTAAGTATCTAACTTTATTACAATCTTCACAATAACTAATATCTGATAGGTGATATTTATATAGGAAGTTATTTATTCTCCATCCAAATTTAGGTAGGCTGAATTGAATACAATAAATTCTATAGTTTGTATTAAATAAGTTTCTGTATGATAGATGTCTTATTAGTTTCATATAAGGATTATACTCCTAATTATAAAAATCTTTTTAAAGGTTTAGATCTATATTACATTCATGCAAATTCTCATTTTAATTTTATTTTTCCAGTTGATTATTTACAACTTATGTCATTTTTCTCATAAGTACAATCAATCCTTTCTATATATATTATAACATATAAAGAATATATAGATAAAAATCTTTTATAGTTTTATTCTTTTTTATTTTAAAATTCGTACATATCCGAACATAAAAATAATACGAAATAATCGTACGAATTTAGATAAAAAGGAGTTAAAGTTATGAATACTAATGATAAGAGAGCAAAGTATGAAGAGTTTTTAAATGAAGTAATGGGAAATACCGTACAGAAAGATAAAGGCGGATTTTTCAGTAAAAACAAGATGATGGGAAAAACTGTTTTTAATAAGAATGGTAAGAGATTAAGATTTGGTATAATCTATGAAGAACCTATCTATCACGATTTTAGTTATACCGAAAGACATACTAATCAGTATGAAATTAGAGTAAAATCTGTTGAAGCTTATGAAATTAAAGACAAAGAAAAATCTAAGAATAACTATACTAGATGGTGGATTTCTACTAGTACAGATCTAGATAAGGATATGTATATAGTAGATGATGAAGGTAAAAAAGTTTATAAGAATGAAGAACTTACTAAAAAGTTAAAACAACTACAGAATGATTTAAAAACTAAAGAAAAAGAATATAGCAAGGAAAACTAAGGAGGAAATAAAATTATGGATAAATATACAAGATTTACAAATGAAATGAAAAAATTAGCAGCTAATAAGGATAGTTTAGTTGGAAAGACAATTTTTAATATAAAGGCAAAAGAAAATTATGGTATTATTGTTTCAGAACCAATTCCATATGATTCTGATAGACATCCTAATCAATATGAGATTAGAGTGGAAAGAAAGAATCCAAATAAGACTAAAAGAGACAATCGTACTACATGGTGGTTATCTACAAGTACAGATCTTAAAACAGATCTTGTTATTGTAGATGATTCTGGTGATGAAATTATAATTGATTATAATATGACTAAGAAATTAGAAGCTTTTCAAAATAAATTAAAGAAAAATGAATTTTAATAAAAAAAAAGAAGATTACCTATTTTTAGGTAATCTTCTTAAATTTTTATAAATAGAAAAGATAAAATGTAAAAGTTACTAAAATTTGAATTAGATGACATAATTGATCTATAATTAGATTTATTTTGAATTTATTAGCTTTTAGGTTATCTATATAAGCATGTATTAGCAAGTTAACAATAAAGAAGATAATCATATTAAAATCTAGATTAAAGCTAACATAGATAAATATAGGTAGCATTATCATAAAAGACCAACTAAATCCATGCATAAATAAAGCTACTATGTAATCATATTTGTATAAATCTTGTGGAGCATTTTCCTTCCAATATTTCTTCTGTTTTAATGAAGCTAAAATTCCCTGTAAATAGTAGTCATCTACAATATGTAAGAAAATCATAGATAATAGAGTGAATATAGGATATTTCATAGAATTAAAAACGTCTCCTTTTATCTTTAGTATAATGAAATTTTTAAATGTATTTTTATATATAAAAACAATAGATTAATAAGAAATACTTTCAATAGAAAGGAAAGTGATATAGAAATGATTCTAAATGAAAATCAAAAGAATATGTATAAAGATTGCATTTTCCTAAATGAAGGTTTCATTAATCAGACTTTCATGGGATTAAAGATACATCCCCATCAGAATATAGATGAAACTTTTAAGAAGCATAAATACGAAGGATACTTGAATCTTATAAATAGAACTAAGAAAGTAAATGGCCTAGAATACATTAGAAAAGACATCTATCTTGGTATTTCACAGTTTAAGAAAATTGGTGAACGTATAGAGAAATGTTCTAGATTAGGTGAATGTGATGAAACTAAGAACTACTATAATGGTATTAAGAAGAAATATCTAGATAAAGGTATAACTACTAAAGATGTAGAACTAACTATAAAGTGGTTTAGAGAAGTTGCTCTTAAGACTTTGAATGAAAGAATTAAGAAGATTAAGAGTAGTAGTAAATAAAGAGAAGGTGAAAATATGATACTTAATGAAAAACAAAGAGAAATGTATAGAAATTGTATGTTTTTAAATGAAGAATTGGTTTTATCTGAAGGAGTCGGCCTAACAATTGCTGCTGCATTAGCTATTCTTATTGCAGGTGATGTCATTGTTGAAGGGGTTCTAAATAAAAAAGCTATAAAAGCTTTACCTGTTGCTATGGATGATTATGCTAATATAAAGAAATTACCTAAACATAAAGAAATAAAAGTCATTCAGCTTAAAAATAATAGTATTAGTCTAGACTATATAAATAAACATCTAGAATTAAAAAAATATTTAATAAAGCAATATGAATATACTCATGATGGAAAACCAAAGTCTGATAAAGATTTAATAGAATATTTAGATGGATTTTGTTTTGAATATCAAAATAAACTTCAACTTTATATGGAATTTAAAGGTTATAAGAATTCAATGCAATACTGTAAGTTCTTTAATAGAATTTTTACTAAAGAATATAAAAACTATGTAGATGCTATTGCATATGTAAAACTGATACAAGAATTAAAACTGAAATTACCACTTAATGTAAGACCCTTTATAAATGAATATAAACGATTAAAAAATGTAAATTAATAATTTAGAAGATTACCTATTAAGTTAGGTAATCTTCTAATATTTTATAAAATTTAATTAGTTTTATTTAATGTTTTTTAAATAGTCATCTAATCCAATAAAACTTGTATTTGTGCTAAGTTTATCATTAAGAAGATTATCATCATATATAAATACTATTTTAATTCTATCAATAAGCTCTAATTCCTCTTTTGTAAGTTTAGGAATATTAATTCCAATATCTTCTTTTTTAATCTTATCTTCATATCTATATTGTGCAGGAATATATTCATCAAATTCTTTATCAGTAAAATCTGAATTATAACCATAACAGATATTGAACAAAAATCTTTGATTCTTTTGTTCTGATCTCTCACCTGCGAAAACTAACATTTCCATGTCTTTTTCATACTTACTACTAATTCTTTCATTTACTTTTAAGATACCAATACATTCACAATAATTATCATTACTAAGTCTAATATCATATTTTTTAAGTAGATTTAAGATATCTTTAATATCTTCATTATTCTTTTCAATGTCTTTATTATTAGTATAAATACAACTTTCTTGATAACCCATTTTTATTTAACCTCCTAAATTTTTCATTCTGTATTTTATTAATCCACAATTCCAAACTCTTAAATAACCAGCTTCTTGCATCATTTGCTTTTCAGTTTTAGAATCATCATATATTTCTGGAAATAGTTTTTTAATCTTATCCTTTCTAAATCCAAATTTATGATGTAACACTAATTCATTTCTTTTATAGTATTTATAATCTGGTTTAGTATAACTTTCAATATAGAAATTATTTTTCTCATACATATTTCCTATAGACCAAGTTCTATCAGCAAATGATATAATAGAATTAAATTCATAGTTTCTAGTAAAATATTTTAATAGTTTACTAAATCCTCCTTCAATGATATAATTATTATCACTAGCATATCTAGAAAGGTTATATTCGATATCATTAGAATTGTTATTAGTTCTTAAAAATGTCATAACTGCAATTAATTGATTCATTTCTTTTTGTTTTTTAGGTATATAATGTTTATAATAAAGACCTAGATTTATAGTAGTTGTTTTATCTGAACCTTGAATATGATTTTTATTAAGAAATTTATTCTTTAAATCATCATCAATTTCTTTTATGGTACATTTTCTAGCATATATTTTATACAAATCTGTACTTTCATGTAAAATATACTTTATTTTTGATTTGACAATTTCTTTTGAATTATACCAATCATTCTCAAATATATGTATTAAACGAATACCATTATTTTCACAATCTTTAGTTTTATTATAATGATACCATCTATCACATTTACCATTACTACCTTCTTCACTATGCCAATATAAACCATTATATTCTATTGCAAGTTTATCATCTGGTAGATAAAAATCTAACTCTTGACCCTTTAAAATAGTTCTATCATTAAGAATAATTGTTTTTTTATAAAAAGATTTTAAAAATTCATAAATTTCATCTTCTGCTTCAGATCTATCCTTTAAAATTTTACATTTAGGACATGGAACAGAATTCTTTTTCAAAGTTGTTTTAAAGTAATCTGGATTAATTGAAAAAATATGTTTACAAGAATTATGTCTACATTTTAAATTCTTTCTTTTTCCTTTATATTTTTCCATGAATGTGTATTCACTACCAACTAAACTAAAAATTTCTTTTTTAAAATCTTGATCTGATTTTAAGTTATTAGTACTATTTTTCTTACAAGTATCTATTATAATTTCTTTAGCACATTTAGGACATCTTTTTCCATTTTGAAAATTAGTATAACTTACATTATATTCATGATTACAGATTTTATGTCTAATTTTAACTGGTGTATGAACATTTGTAATAGTTTTTTCTAGAAGCTCATATTCATTATTGGCTTCATTTTTGATTGTATCCTTGAAATCTTTTATTGTTATTTTTTGTTTACCATTACATTTAGGGCAAGATTTATACCGTTTAAAATCCTTTGGCCATCTTTCAAATTCATGTCCAACAGGACATCTGAATTTCATTGAAGTTTTATTATTTTTATATTCAGATAAAATTTCAAAACCTTGATTTAGCAATTCTTTGCATTCTAATACATATTCATCATGTGTTTTAAGCATTATCATTTTCCTTTCTTAAGAAGAATTTACTCTATAAAAATAAAATATATTTTAAAAATTTGTTAGAAATTAAAAATATTTTTACAAAAAAAAACAATCTCCTAGACTAAAAAGATCTAGGAGATTGTCATTATTTAATTAGCGTAAATTCTTATTAAGATAATTAATAACCAGGAGTCTGAGGAACTGCTCCGACATTATTCTTAATAGCAATACGGCAGATTAGAGGCGTGAACTCCTCAAGAGCATGTCTCTTAGTCATCATTAGACTAGGTACATTAGGCATATTAGGATCACGGTAACCACGCTCAACGTTGAAGGTATAAGGATAGTATTTGTAAGTCATACTTTTAGTTTTTATACATTCATTAGATGTATTTAATCATTAATTTTCATTAATGAACAGACTATATCTTTAACCTAACTATTCTCGCTATCATTAGGTCATTTTGTACTAAATTATCATTTGATAATCATATAGTCGTTGAACCTTTTATAAAAGGATGCTGATTTACCTTATAGTATTTCCAGCAATTCTCAAAATAATTCTATATTGTTGCCAATATAGTGGCCTATTAATTAAGCCTGTCGATACCAGGAACGAAGAACATAATAAATGCACCAGAAGGAACTAAGTCACTAGAGACCATTTCATACTTGTTAGCACCACTAAAGGCACCGAGATTGAAAGAAACGTCAACACCAGACATCTGGTCAGAAGTATGATTGAAGACCCAGTCAACATTAGGAATGATCTGCATGTCAATGGGGTTACCAATGATCATGAACTTACCACCATGGAACTTAGCATCAGTCTTCATCTTGATAGCAAAGTAGTCAATGACAGTCTTTAGTTCTTCACGCCATGCTTTAGGAGTACCATTGAAGCCAGCAGAAGGAACCATGTTGAACTCACCTAGATACTGGATGTTGTTAACTTCGATAGACTTAGCTAGGAAGTTATAAATCTCAATTTCTAGCTGCTGTGCAACAGTCTGAGACATTAGGTCAACAACTTCAGCTGCACCATCGATATTGTAGATAGCCATAGTGTCCTGTAGCCATTCGATGGGTAGAGGAGCATTTAGGTGGCTGCCAACACCGATAGTAACGTCCTTAGTTAGAACGTCGAAGCTGACGGACTGACCATAGTCATTAGCTTCCTGAGATAGACGAGCGTCAACCATAACAGCAGAGATTAGGCCGTTGGAGGACATTAGAGTCATCTTGCCTTCAGTGTAGTCAACTTTACCTAGTAGAGTATCATAGACTTCGCCATAACGCTTGGTTAGACCAGTAACAGGATCGGTATACTGAACAGGAATAGCAACCTTAGCATAAACTAGAGCCTGTAGATCAGTCTTGATATGAACTCTTAGAGTGACTTCATCGATATCAGCAGGAACTTCAGGTAGAGAAGCAGCAGCCTTTAGGACAGCAGCCTTGTCAGTAACGACATGCTCAACATAGAAGACCTTATCAATGGTGTCAGTACCCTTTAGACCAGCAACATCGAAGCCAACAGGCTGACCTTCATAATCAGCAGAGTCAATCTCGAATAGGCTGAAGTCAGTCATAGGTAGAACTAGACCTTCTGCAGGGTTACGGAAACGAGGTAGCTGAGCCTCAGTGTTACCTAGATAGTTGATAGCATCAGGTAGTTCTTTCTTATTACCATTAGCATCCATTAGATATGCCTTGGTGTAGGAAATAGCGAAACGAGGAGTAGCAACTACCTGAGTAGGAATAGCGTGCTTTAGAGCAACCTTTGCCCACATCTTACGAATGGTAGGCATAGATAAGCCAGCGATCTGCTGTACACCAGAGACAGAAGCTTCCTGTAGCATCTGAGTACGAGCATTATCCATTAGCTGATTGAAGTTCTCAATCTGATCGGGTTCCATACCCTCTAATAGATGATCTTTATATTCGTTAAATAGAGTCTGTTCAGATAGAATCTCTTCCATACCCTGATGGGAGGTCATCTGAATGCCCTTATCTGCAAAGAATTCTGCAGCTTCACGTAGTACATCGGTAAAACCATCGTTCATTCTGGAACGAGCGGTCTGACGGTATTCAATAGACATAATTTGAATTTATCATACACTCTTTCTTTTTGATTAAGTCTATTTTAGATAAAAAAGAGAAATAATCAAAAAATGTATGATTTCCTCCTTTCATTAAGAAATAATTTTGAATTTTGTTTGATTTAATATAATCTGATATATTGTTTTGTTTTATTTACTATAGTATAGACGTAACTATAGTAAATATATGATTAGTAGACTATTGATTTGTTTGATTTTTAATTAGAAAAATTTTAAGATTTTTCATTATATGCATCATTTAGCTGTTTTAGCATATCACTATATAGCTTAGTTGCCATTTTTAGATACATATAGATTGTTAATAACTGTTGGTAAGAAAGATTTAAATATTGTTCTGTCATTATAATAACTATTTTTTCTTTATTCTCTTCCATCTTATGAGTTATAAAATTATAAATCTTTTTTGCATCTTCTGGAAGATCTTTAGCTAAGACATTAGAAGAAATATCTTCTAAATTTTCAATAACAGTTAATAAATCTTTATAATCTTTAAATAGTTTTCTTTTTTTGAAAACATCTTTAACAGGAGGTTGACCCATACTAGGATCAGTTCCCATATTACCATCAGTACCACTCATAGAAGGATCCATATCTCCGCCACCCATATCCATTTCTTCCATTCCAGGATCCATATTCATATTACCTTCACCCATGTCATTTTCTGTACCCATAGAAGCATTCTGTTCTTGAGGTTCAAAAGCAGCATTGTCTTGTGAGGTTTGCATAGTGGCTGTTTGACCCATAGCATCATTAGGTGGTGCTTCATTTAGTAGGGATAGTAAATATTCTTCACTATATTTTTTTATAGACATAATTAATTAACCATCCCTTTCTTAAAATGTATAATTTCTAGGTTTATTCTTTTTCATTTTAGCTGTTTGTTCTTCGATATGAGAAAGTTTATAATTAAATTCTAAACGTTTTATATTCATATCTAATTCAGCTGACATTTTCTTTAATAGAATTAGTTGCTCTTTTTGATCATTAGAAATCTTTTTCATTTTTTCTAATTGTTCAATCTTAGCAACAACAGCTTCTTTATCACCTTTTAGTTTTGTATATAAATTTAGAATTTTTTCTCTTTCTATTTTTCCTAATGCTGGAACATTATTAACAGCAGCTTTAGTAAGTGCCATTAAAGGTATACCAATTGTTTTACCAACAAATGGAAATTTTGTACATAATTTATAAAGGATATTACTATGATAACCAAATCCTTTAATTAAGTACTCTTCGTCTTTTATACTCTTTTGCATTCTCTTAAGTAAAGCAGTACTCTTATTTAAAAGATTCTTTTTCTTATTTAGAACTTCAGGATTAGAATTACTCTGATCTAAAGTTTTCTTATCTTTACTATCATATAATGTCATTTCTTGTAATAGTCTCTTACTATCGTTTTCAATTTCTTGTAAGATTTCGTTAGAAAATTCCATATATAAATTAAACACTCCTTTCTTTACTAGAATTAGAAAGTTCATAGTTAAGTATTTTCTTATCTAATTTAATAAAATGTTGAAACTAATGATTTTTATAATAAAACTAGTATTTTTAGATAATAAAGATTCAACATTTCATTATATGATACCCTTATTTTAAAGAAAGGAGTTGTAATGTATTTTGAGAGATGAAAAAATTAAGGGATATATCATTTCTGAAGATGCTATATCTACTACACCTAGAATTATTAGTGATAAATCTGGTCAACCTACTGTAATTGAAACTATATTACAAGAGGGTGATGTACAGAATCGTAATAAACGTATTTATCCTACTGATACTATTAAGAAAGCTTTAACTTCTGAATATGTACAGGAAAGATTAAATACTAAGTCTTGGGTTGGAGAAGCAGGTAAAATAAGGATTGCCTAACCATAATGATAACATATGGTTTTAACTATTCTTAAATGCTGGAAACTATAAAGAATTTAGTTTATACAATCAGCAGCTTAGATAAAAACTAAAAAAAAAAGAAACCCCATTATAAGGATATAAATAACCTTTCTTTAGATTATCTAACTTTTGGGAAGTTAATGGGATTTTCTTTTTTTAGAGAATATTTCTTCTTTTGTATACTATGTTAAAAAGTTCTAAAGTATTATTTTTATTATAATACAGTTTTCTTTTGTATAGTACAAAGTGATTATATATAGCTATAATAGTACGCTTTACGTTTTATCTAAGTTCAACGACTATAAAAGAGTTTTAGTAAGCTCGTAATAGAAAAGTATTCTTATTTATAAGGATAGAGATATAGTCTAATCTAGGTAGAAATACTTAGCTTTTTAATGAAGTTATAGAATTAACGATTCTATATAAAGAAAATGCATCCATTATCTCCAACTGTTGAAAGACAATTGTATATTGATCAATCTAATTTATCTCACTTAATTACTGATGTATGGTGGGAAGGTAATTTACTAAAAGGTCGTGTCGAAACCTGTTTAACTGAAAGAGGTAAAGACATGCAAGGTTTAATCAGACAAGGAATGCAAGTAGCATTCTCAATGAGAGGATTTGGACCTGTTTCTGAAAAGAAAGGTGATATTACTTATATCAAAGATCCTCTACACATTTTAACGTAGATTGTGCGATTATAACTAGTAATAGTTATACTAAATCTCTTTAATTGCTGGAACATACAAAAAATTGTATTATCAGCAGCTTAAAAACGTAAAAAAAAGATCCCATTATAAAATAATGGAATCTTTTTATAGAATTATTTAATAAGTTTTAGTCCTTCCTTAAAGGCTTTTCCGATAATTGCATTTTTATTTCTAGTTTTAAGTAATTCAGGAATATTGGATCCATTAATTGGATAATACTTTTTAAGAAGATCTAATTCATAATCTGTCCAACTATCTTCCAATTTAGATACTCGTTCAATTCTAGCTTTAGTTTTAATTGAACTTGTAGTTCTAGTTTTAAGTAATTCAGGAATATTGTATCCATTAATTGGATAATACTTTTTAAGAAGATCTAATTCATAATCTGTCCAAGGATCATTATCTCGTTCACCTAATCCTAATCTAATTGCTTGATTAGTAATTGCCACTACAGTTCTAGTTTTAAGCAATTCAGGAATATTGGATCCATTAATTGGATAATACTTTTTAAGAAGATTTAATTCATCTACAGTCCAATGTTTTTTACTTTTTCTTTTTGGATTATTTGGACTAATTACAAATAACTTTTCCTTACGTGCCATGTCAATAATTGAATATGCAGTTCTAGTTTTAAGCAATTCAGGAATTTTGTATCCATTAATTGGATAATACTTTTTAAGAAGATCTAATTCATAATCTGTCCAAGGATCATTACACTCTAATTTTAATAATCCTTCGATATTAGCTCTACTCCTAATTGCATTTTCAGTTCTAGTTTTAAGCAATTTAGGAATATTAGATCCATTAATTGGATAATACTTTTTAAGAAGATCTAATTCATAATCTGTCCAAGAGTCTTCTGTTTTAGTTAATCCTTCGATATTAGCTCTACTCCTAATTGCATTTTCAGTTCTAGTTTTAAGTAATTCAGGAATATTAGATCCATATGTCGGATAATATTTCTTAAGAAGATTTAATTCATATTCAGTCCAAGGTTCATTAAAATCGAGATTAACTAGATTCATTTTAAATGCTTTTGTTCTAATTGCTACTGCAGTTCTAGTTTTAAGTAGTTCAGGAATATTTACACCTTTAGTTGGATATTCTCGTCTAAGAATTTTTAATTCTTCTTGCGACCAATGTTTTTTAGATGTAGACATAAAAACACTCCTTATGTTATGTAAAGATTAGTACACATTTATAATATATAAATAAAAATTTTTTAATTACGTTTTTAAGTTCAACGACTATTAGTACATTCTAAATCTCTTAAGAATGGAAATAAGAGAAGTCTTTTATACCGCACATATAGAAGATTTTGATATAGTCTCACCTTTGTTTTATAACAAAGTAGTTGTTAAGACAACACTTATAGTTTAAAGATCTATAAGGAAGATACTGACGATTGGGTATTACATCCCTCTCATAGACCTGCTTATATGCAGAAAGTTTTACAAGAAAATACTTCATTCATTCCTATGTCTGAGTCTTATTTTATTCCTTTAACTGAAGACTCTATTGTTAATTATCTAAATACTGAAAGTAAGAATATTAAATCTTTAAAAGACCAGTATAATTTCCAAGATGCAATTGCATTAGGTAAGAAAGGTAACTTAGTTTACTTCCAAGAAGGTAATGATATTCTAGCTGCTTATTTAGAAGATTATATTAATATAGAATTAGACAGATATCTAGCTAATTTATAAAAATTGTATAGATTGTTAAGGTTTTATCTAGCTAATTTTTCGTTTCCTTCTTAAGAACATACTATTAAAGCAATACTTTACATTTTATAAATGTAAAAATATGAAAGAAAGGAGTACTTAAATGGCTGGCATTCATAAGATAAAAGCTAAACAAATTGACATTGCAAGTGTTGAAACTGAATTAAAAGATTCTTTTTTAAGTAAGTCAAGTGATGATCTAATTAGATTAGAAGAATCTATTGATGGAAAAGCACCAGTTGATAATCCAGTTTTTACTGGAACTGTTACTTTGCCACCTGTTAATTCTGAAACTGGTAAAGATAATTTAAAGGCTGCTACTGTTGGATTTGTTATCGAACAATTAGAGAATATTCTAATTGGTAATCTTGATGGCGGTGAAATTTAAGGAGTAGTGGATTATGGCAAAAATAACAAGAATTCAATTTAAACGTGGTCCTGCTTCAAAATGGAAAGAACTAAATATAGTTCTGCGATCTGGTGAACCTGGCTATGTTACAGACGAAAATCGATTTAAGATCGGTGATGGTGTAACACCTTGGAATCAACTAGGTTATGTTGGTGAAAATAATGTAATTAATGCTAAAACACATTATGATTTTCCATCTATAGGTAGTGCTAATACTATTTATAAAGCAGAATCTGAACAAAAAATATATCAGTGGAATACAACCACTCTTAGATATGAAGCTTTAAATTATTCTAATGATTTAGACATAACATTAATCAATGGAGGTAATGCTGAATGAGTGTTTTAAATACAAGAATTGTTCTTCGTAATGATTCTTCTGCAAACTGGAATTCAGCAGTAGTAAATGCTGGCGATGAAGGTCTAGTTTTACTTAAAGGCGAAATTGGTTTAGAGTTTACTGATAACGGTGTAAAAATGAAAGTCGGTGATGGAACCACTAAATGGCAAGATCTTTCTTACTTTGGTGGTGACAGTGAAGACGCTCGTGTTTTTGAAGCCACTGTTAATGAAGGTGAAACTCATAACGATGCTCTTGTTCGTGCAACTAGTGGTTATATGCCCAATACTCATGACATTGGTATTGTTGCAGAGTTAATTGCAATTGATGCTGAAGGTAATGAAAAATATCAACATACTGCTTATCGTTACAATGGTACTGCTTGGGCAGCTATGGATGGTAACTACAATGCAAACAATGTTTACTTTGATGAGGATATGCTAGTTACAACTGATATTGGTTATATTACAACCACTAATGGTTCTGCTACTATTCCTTCTAAGGGTAAAAATTTAGCTGAAGTATTTGAAGCTATGTTTGTTAAAGAACAAGATCCTGAAAAAACTGATCCTTCTGTAAGTGTTACATTAACTGGTACTGGTTCTTATGAAGTTGGTACTATTGTTAGTGGTGTTAGTTATAGTGCTTCTTTTGAAGATGGTAATTATAGTTATGGTCCTGAACCCACTGGCGCAACAGTTACAAACTGGTCTATAGTAACTAGTGATGGTTCATATACTACTGCTTCTGGCGATTTACCTGATGTAACTGTATCTGATGACACTAATTTTTCTGTAACTGCAAAAGCCACTCACACTGCTGGTGAAACTCCTCTTACCAATAAGGGTAATCCTTGTACTGATAGTAGTAAAAAGATTACATCTGGTGTTAAGAGTAAAACTTCTGGTGCAATTACTGGTTATAGAAGTTTCTTCTATGGTATACTTGATACAACTTCTGAAGAAGCTCCTTTAACTTCTGCAATTATTCGTAATCAACTTACTAATGGTGGCGAATATAATAAATCTAAATCTCTTACCCTTAAGGGTAATGATGTAGAAGGTGCTAAGAGAATTGTAATTGCAATTCCTAGTAATTCTACTCGTAATGGTTTAAGTGAAGTAATTCTTACTTCTGCTATGAATACACCTATAACTAAGTCTTATGTTAAGACATCTGCTGGTGTTAAAGTTGAAGGTCTAAACGGTGTTACTGCTGTAGACTATGATACTTATGTATATGAACCTAGCAAGATTGATGCTGGTGAAGTTCATGCTATTAAACTTGCATAAGAAAGGAGGGAATAGATTATGGCAAAATACAATCTTGAAAACTATCTAGAAACAGATGGTCTTGGTTTCCCTCTAAATTTTAGACGAGGTAATCCTAATCCTCTTGATAATAGCTCTGTATGGAAAAGTTTAGAATTAGCAAAAGAATATGCTAAGAATGATCCTACTGCTTATGTAGGTCAGATCATTTCTGTAGTTAACTATACTAGTTCTACTGATAGTACAGTTAATGTCTATTATATCGAAGATGAATTAGGTACTTTAAAACCTGTTGGTAGCTCTTCTGTTGGTGATGAAAGTACTATTACTATCAATGAAAATGGTACTGTAAGTCTATATGGAATCGAAGGTCTAGAACTTACTAGAACTGAGGAGAGCGGCGAAGTTGTTAGTATTTCTTACCAACCTTTATATGTTAATGGTAAGCTAATCTGGGTAGAACCTTCTTCTACTACTGCTGAAGGTCTTTCCACTGAAATTGAAGGTTTAAAGAGCAGAGTTAGTAATCTTGAAGCCGTAGTTGGCGAAGTTCCTGAAAACAAAACTCTGGTTGAAATGATTGATGAAGTTGCATATGATGATGAATCTATAGTCAATAGAATAACTGCTATTGAGAATGATTATCTAGATTCTTCTGATAAGACTGAGCTACAAAATGCTATTAATCTAAAAGCTAATCAATCTGATTTAGATGATACTAACAATACAGTTTCAGCTCATACTACTGCTATTAGTAATCTAACTGAACGTATTGAATCAGTTGAAAACGATATTGATGTCTTAAATGGTAATGATACTGTAGTTGGTTCAGTAGATTACAAAATTAAAGAAGGTATTAATGAATTTGCAACACAAATAAGTGATAATGGCATTCATGATACTTTCAAAGAATTAGTCGATTATATCAATGAATATGGCGGCGATGCTGCTGAAATGGCATCTGCTATTTCCACTTTAGAAGGTGAAATGGAAGTAGTTCAGACAGATATCGCTAATGCTAAAACTAATATCAGTAATAATACTACTGCTATTTCTGAATTAGCAGCCTTAATTGGTGAAGATTCTGTTGATGATCAGATTAAAGCTGCTTTTGAAGCTGCAAATCTAGATCAATATGCCACTAATAGTGATTTAACTGCTTTAACTAATAGAGTAGTCGCTATTGAAAATGATTATTTAGATTCTTCTGATAAGACTGAATTAGCTGATCTCATTTCTGCAAATTCTGCTAAACTAGCTAGTATTGAAACTGCTTATAAAGCAGCTGATGAAGCTATTAATGCTGCATTAGCTAATAAAGCTGATAGTTCTTCTCTTAACAGTGCAATTGACAGAATTGCTGCTCTTGAAGAAGCTGGAGCTGAAAAGAATGTTATTGCATCTGTTGATGAAGCTCAGTTTAGTGTTGATGAAAATAGAAAACTAACTCTTCTCGACATTGCTATTGAAAAAGTAACTGGTCTATCTGATGCTCTTGCTAATAAGGTAGACGTTAAAGAAGGTTCTCGTCTATTAACTTCTGATGAAGCTATTAAGTTAGAAAAGTTAGTTATTGGCGAAAATGGTGAAGTTGAAGTTTCTGGTAAGGTTGCTGCTGGTAATATTGATGGTCTTGAAGACTGGATTACTAACCGTGCAAGTACTCTTAAAGGTCTTTCTGAAAACAACTTTACTAATGCTCTATTAGAAAAACTAAATGGGATTGAAAGTGGTGCAAAGGATAATGTTATTGAAGCTATAGCAATCAATGATGTACCTCTTGCAGTTTCTGATAAAACTGTAAACATTCCTATTGCTGCTGCTGAGAATTTTGGTGTTGTTAAATCTTCTGATGAAGATAACAAAATTTCTGTTAATGATGATGGTACTATGGAAGTTAATGGTCTAAATGTTAACAGATTAATACAAACTGATGGCGATAGTCTAATCCTTAATGGTGGCTCTTCCGCTGTCTAATCTCATTCACAAAAACTTTAATTTTTTAGAAAAGGAAGGTATTTTAAATTATGGCTGATAAGATTCTAAATACTCGTATTGCCCTTAAATATGATAGTCTAAGTAACTGGAAAAGTAGTGCTGTAAAGCTCCGTCCCGGTGAAGTTGCCTTTGCTTACATTGATTCTGCTAATGGTGGTAGTCAGCTATATGGCGAGACTAATGCTGTAAAGCAGCCTACCGTACTATTCAAGGTTGGTGTTGGTACTCCTGGTGCTACCGATGATGGCACTTGGAAGTCTTTCAATGAGCTACCTTGGGCTTCTGCTCTAGCTGCTGACGTTTATGGTTGGGCAAAGAAGAGTGAAGAAGAGTTTAAGTCTTACTTAACTGAACTACTAAGTCAGGGTGCAATTGGTGACTATGCTACTACTGCTGCTCTAAGAGAGACCAACACTAAGGTTGCTGCTAACGAAGAAGCTATTGCAAAGCTAAATGGTGCTGCTGATGCTGAAGGTTCTGTAGCTAAGATGATTGCTGACGCTCTAGCTGGTGCAAATCTAGATCAGTATGCTACCGATGAAGAGCTAAAGGCTGTTACCGACAAGATCAACCATGCTGAAACTGGCTTAGATACTAAGGCTTCTCAGGATGATCTAGACGAACTAGCTACTGTTGTTGAAGGTCTAGTTGAGGGTGAAAACTCTGTTGATAGCAAGATTGAAGCTGCTTTCGAGGCTGCAAATCTAGATCAGTATGCTACCGATACTGAGCTAAAGGCTGTTACCGACAAGATCAATGCTGCTGACACTGGCCTAGATTCCAAGGCTTCTCAGGACGACCTAGATGCTCTAGAGACCATTGTTGGTGACGAAAACGAAGGTCTAGTTAAGGATGTTGCTGACCTACAGGGTGCTGTCGCTACTAAGGCTGAGAGTTCCGTCGTTGAAGGTATCGGTGGTAGAGTCACTAATCTAGAGACTGCTGTCAATCATGCTGAAACTGGTCTAGCTACCAAAGCTTCTCAGGACGATCTAGACGAACTAGCTACTGTTGTCGGTGACGAAAACGAAGGTTTAGTTAAGGATGTTGCTGACCTACAGGGTGCTGTCGCTACTAAGGCTGAGAGTTCTGTTGTCGAGGGTATCGGTGGCAGAGTTACCACTCTAGAAAATGCTGTTAACCATGCTGAAACTGGTCTAGCTACTAAGGCTTCTCAGGATGATGTAGATGATCACGAGACTCGTATCGCTGAATTAGAAGGTACTATCACTGGTCTAAGTGGTGCTATGCACTTTGTTGGTGTTGAAACTGCACTACCTGAAGGCGAAGCTCTAGCTGCTTATTCTGATGGTGATGTAATCATTGTTGGTGAAAAGGAATATGTCTTCAACAGTGGTGCATTCGTTGAATTCGGTGACGTTTCTGCTGAAGGTGACCGTATTGCTGCTCTAGAAAGAGATATTGTTACTAAGGCTTCTCAGGACGATCTAGACGAACTATCCACTGTTGTTGGTGACGAGACTGATGGTCTAGTTAAGGATGTTGCTGACCTACAGGGTGCCGTTGCTACTAAGGCTGAGAGTTCTGTTGTCGAGGGTATTGGCGGTAGAGTCACTAATCTAGAGACTGCTGTCAATCATGCTGAAACTGGTCTAGCTACTAAGGCTTCTCAGGACGACCTAGATGCTCTAGAGACTATCGTTGGTGACGAGACTGATGGTCTAGTTAAGGATGTTGCCGATCTACAGGGTGCTGTCGCTACTAAGGCTGAGAGTTCTGTCGTTGAAGGCATTTCTGGTAAAGTTACTGCTCTAGAGACTGCTGTTAACCATGCTGAAACTGGTCTAGCTACTAAGGCTTCTCAGGACGACCTAGACGAAGTAAAAACCAAGGTTGATGCTCTAGTTGAGGGCGACAATTCCGTTGATAGCAAGATCGAAGCTGCCTTCGAAGCTGCTAACTTAGATCAGTACGCTACCGATACTGAACTAAAGGCTGTCACTGACAAGATCAACCATGCTGAAACTGGCTTAGATACTAAGGCTTCTCAGGATGATCTAGACGAACTAGCTACTGTTGTCGGTGACGAAAACGAAGGTCTAGTTAAGGATGTTGCTGACCTAAAGGCTAACAGTGCTACTTCCGCTGCTCTAAATGAAGTTTCTGGTAAGGTTACTGCTCTAGAGACTGCTGTCAACCATGCTGAAACTGGTCTAGCTACTAAGGCTTCTCAGGATGATCTAGACGAAGTAGAAACCAAGGTTGATGCTCTTGTTGAGAAATTCGGCGAAGCAGAAGACTTCCTAATCATGTACTGCGGTACTTCTACTGTAAATGTATAATTATCTATAAAAGTATAGATTTAAGTTAAAATATAATAAGATTTACCACATCATTAAGGTGATGTGGTAAATCTTAATTAAAAGTATTCTAAATAGAAAGGAGTGTTGATAGAAATTATGTCTATAGTTAAACATCGAAGAGGTTCTACCGAAAGATGGAATGAAGTCGATCCAATTATTGAACGTGGCGAGATAGTTGTAGAATATTGTGAAGATGGAAGTACTAAACTTAAAGTTGGTAATGATGAAAAGTTTAGTAATACACCTTATATACAAGGATCTGATAATGTATCTGGTGGTGGAAGTAGTAATGTATCTAACGAACAGATTGAAGCTATAAATGAAAAAATTGATACTATTGATGAAAGTATTACTGATCTTACTAGTAGAGTAGAAACACTAGAAAATAGTGAAGATAGTTCAGTTGATCTTACTGATATTACTAGTAGAGTAGAAACACTTGAAGCTCTTGATATCAACACTAAACTAGAAACAGTTAATACTAATGTTTCAGATCTTACTAGTAGAGTAGAAACACTAGAAAATAGTGAAGATGAAAATGTTAATGTTGACTTAAGTCCTATTACTAATGAACTCGCTGATATTACTGCTAGATTAGAGATACTAGAAAATAGTGGAGACATTGGTAATGTTGATTTAAGTTCTATTACTAAGGAATTAACTAATCTTAGTACTAGAGTAGAAACACTTGAAAATAGTGGAGTTAATGTTGACTTAAGTTCCATTACTAATGAACTCGCTGATATTACTGCTAGATTAGAGATACTAGAAAATAGTGAAGTGGATATCGATCTAACTCCTATTACTGAAGAACTAACTAGTCTTACCAATAGAGTAGAAACATTAGAAAATAGTGAAGTAGATATCGATCTAACTCCTATTACTAATGAACTCGCTGACATTACTGCTAGAGTAGAAACATTAGAAAATAGTGAAGTAGATATCGATCTAACTCCTATTACTAATGAACTAACTAGTCTTAATACTAATATTGCTGACCTTACTACTAGAGTGGAAACACTAGAGAATAGTGAAGGTGAAAATGGTAGTTTAGAAAATATTACTAATGAAATTGCAAGTATTAATACGGATATTGCCGATCTTACTGCTAGAGTAGAAACAAATGAAACTGGTATTGCAGTTGCTAACTCTAGAATGGATACTTTTGTTGCATTAAAAGATGGTTCAACCACAGGTGATGCAGAATTAGCTGACATTAGAGTTAGTTATGATGGTACTACTTATGAAACTGCAGGCGAAGCAGTTAGATCTCTTGGTAACGAATTAAGTTATCTTAAAAACAATCTACAAGATTTTATAGACGCAGATGCTGTTGATGGTTTATACTATAATGAAGGAACCAATCAGTTATATCTAACTTCAAAAGGTGAACCTGTAGGAAATTCTGTTACAATTGTCGGTGGCGGCGGTGGTGGTGTAGAAGGTTATAGTTTACGTATAGTAAACAAAATGTCTTCAAACATTCTTACTGTTGCTCAATCAAAACAGAATTTAATCAGTATTGAATTCTATGAAAAATGGGGTAATGTATCCACTGGTAAATCTGGTACTGTTGAGATTTCTTATAAATTAAGTACTGATAGTGAATGGATTCCCTTTAGAAGAGTTATAAACGTTCTACAAGGCACTCCATTCTCAATAGACGTAGCTGGTATTCTTGTTAAAGATACTCCTGTTGACATTCAGTTTACCGTTATCGGTGGTGAATCTGGCGAGGAATATAAGCGTTCATTAACTTTCCAAATTACACAGGTTGAGGCTGGTATCTCAGCAGATAGAAACTTTAATCCTTATGCTAGATATACTGGTAACTTTGAATTTAAATATCTATGTATAGGTCTTAACTTAAATAAGACAGTTTATTTTGAGATTGATGACGAAATATGCTATGAGATTAATATCGGCACTAGTCATAATACCCTAATTCCTCAGATTATTGAGATGCTTGGAAAATATGAATATGGTGTACATGATCTAAAAGTATATTTCAAAACTGAAGACGGTGCAATGTCCAATGTTCTACAGTATGCTATTCTGTATGATGATGGAAATGGTACTGCACCTATGATTGGTGTAAACTGTAAACAAACCGAATACAATTATGGTGATATAATAAGCCTAGATTATGTAGTATATACACCCAATCAAGAAACTACTGATGAGTTATCTATTCGTGTATATAGTAAAGATGATCAAGATAATGAGATTGTTTATGATACAACTGAACTTGTTGGTATTATTAACAACAAACAGCAATCATGGAATGGTACTTCTTATCCCTCATCTGGTACTGTATATATCGAATTTAAGAGTAAAGAAACTATTAGAACTGTTGAATTAACAATCAACGAGATTCAAAGTAAATACGACTTAAAATCTGTTTCTACAGGCTTAATTTATAGCTATAGTGCAAATGGTCGTAGTAATAATGACGTAAATAAAGATGTATATAAGTATGCTTATACAACTTCTAATGGTGTTAAAACACAAATAGAAGGACAATTTACTGGTTTTAACTGGGTTTCTAATGGTTATATTGATAATGAGTCTCTAACTTTAAGTGGTGACTCTCGTCATACTATTGAACTACCTATGTTCTCTACTAACTATATAGATAAAGAGGGACAAATTGTCAATCTTGAAAATATAGCTGATGCTACAGTTACAACTAGTGGTAGAACTTTTGAAATCGAATTTAAGGTTACTAATGTAACTGATATAAATGCTCGTATTATTGAATGTATGTCAAATGATCATGCTGGTTTTGTAATTACTCCTCAGTCTTGTTACTTACTATCAGCTAATGGTCAAAATGTAAAACTTGATAGTACTGGTTTCATTGAAAATGAAGAAAGTATTGCAGCTGCATATATCAAGGATAATACTCGTATAAGAGTAAGCTTTGTTATCCAACCTTTAAAATCTATAAGTTATACAAATGATAATGGTGAACTAATTACTGGTCAGTGTATAAATATCTTTATCAATGGCGAATTTGCAAAGTCCTTTATTTATCCTGATAATGCAAGATTTGTAAGTGATAAGTACATTAAGATGGGTAGTAATACTTGTATCTTAAATGTATATGATATACGTATTTATAATCGTGGTCTTAATAAGGATGAAATTCTTCAGAACTATAAAGCTTCTCCTGTTGTTGTACAGGATAAGATTAGTAGATTTGAAGATAATGACATATTAACCGATAATACTTCTGATATAGATATTGATTACTACAAAGCAATTAATAAGTATCCTTGTTTACTAATTACTGGTGATCTATCTCCTTATAAAGATGATGATAGAAATACTGGTGGTACAAGATATAGTGGTTCTATTCTTACTAAGCCTGATGGTAATGGTAGTTATACTACTGAGTTCTCATTAATGGATAGAGATTCTAATGGAAGATATTTATGTTATAATAAAGTACAGGGTACTTCTTCAGTTAAATTCCCCATTAAGAACTTTAAGTTCTATCTAAGATTTGATAAAAATGGTGAATCTTCAAAATTCAAGTATGCTCTTAAGGGTCTTGATGAAGAAGGTAATGCACTTTCTATTCCTGAATCCACATTATGTTGGAAAGCTGACTTCATGTCCTCAGACCATGCTAATACATTTAACGCAAACTTAGCTGATACTCTATTTACTGATATTACACCTTCTCAGTTAGAAGATCCTCGTGTACAGAATACCATTTATGGATTCCGTTGTCTATTATTTAGACGAAATCATGAAAATGGTGACATCTACTTTGTTGGTGATGGTGCATTAAACAACGATAAGAGTAACTCTAAGACTTTCGGTCTAGAATGTGATGGAGATAGTGGTAATAATACTACTCGTCAGAAATGGGAATTCCTAAACAACACTGAAGCTCTATGTTCTTTCCAAACTGACCGTTTCTATGAAATGGTTAAAACTGAAGAAGGCTCACAAGTTAAACGTGTAACACTTGGTTTAGAGTCAATGTATCCTGATCAGGGTGACCTTGAAGATGAAGGATTAGAACCTAATTATGATTATCTACAATTACTCTTTACTTGGGTATATCAGAGAGCTAATTTCTGGGATGCTTCAACTGATACATTAGATGTTCCTTATACTTATCAAGGTGTTGAGTATTATAGTGAATATGATTATCGTAAAGCAATTTTCGTAAGAGAATTTGAAAGACACTTTAATCTAAATCATACATTAGTTTACTATCTATTCATGGAATTCATTGCATTATGTGATAACCGTGCAAAGAACCTATTCATTAAATGCGAAGATGTTCACGCAGAACAATTAATTGATATACATGGTAACGAAATTTCTATTAATGACGTTATCAACATGGATACTGGTGAAGTTAATGCTAATATGATAGATTGGGAGAATTCTTCCTTTGCTATTTGGTATCCTTCTCTATATGACCTTGACTCTGGTTATGGTGTTGAAAACTCTGGTTATCTTCAGATTCCTTATTATGCTGACTGGAGCTATCAGCTAAATGGTACTCAGAAGTTCAATGGTTATGAATCAAGACTATGGTTAATGTTTGAAGATGCATTTGCAAATAAGATTCAAGCTACTGCACAAGAATTAACTGAGAAAAAAGTTGAAGAAGGTGCTTTAAGCTATGAAGCTCTATATAAAGTGCATATTGAAGGTAATGCTAAGCTTGTATGTCCTGCAGTAGTCAACCAAGATATGACTTATAAGTACGAAGATCCTTGGGTTGAAGGTTTCGTAGACTATTCATCTGAAGGTAACCCTGTACGTCATATTTCTGACTATAAGTACTTACAACGTGGTAGCCGTACTGAACAGAAAGACGCTTTCATTTATAGACGTTCTAACATGTTATACAGTAAGTATAAGTGTAAGAAATTCTTAAACAACAACATTAACTTCCGTTGTGGTACTAATGGCGGTGTATCTGCTATCAATAGTGGTATTTCTATAACTGCTAACCAGACTTTATATCCTGCTGTAAAATTTGGTGATGGTGATGCTGCTGTTATTTCTGGTGCAAAAACTGATGCTGGTAATGTATGTGTAGTTACAAAGCCAGGTTCAACATCTAGTGATAAGGTCGGTTTCTCTGATACTATCTATATTGCTGGTGGTACATTCCTTACCGATATTGGTGATATTTCAAAGTTTAGACCTTATGAATTACAGTTACAAAATGCAACTGGTATAAGACATTTAACAATTGGTTCAGACGAAGAAGGTTATGAAAACGTTCAGTTAAAGAAAATTGACACTTCTAGTTGTAGACTACTTGAAGAATTAAATGTTATGGGTTGTACTGCATTAGGTAACTTAGATCTATCCAAGAATGGTATCTTAAAGAGACTATATGCATCTAAGTCTAGTGTTCAGTCTGTAATACTAGCTAATGGTGGTGTAGTTGAAGAACTATATCTTGGTGATATCGTTGACCTTGAAATCTTAAACCAAGCAAATCTTAAGATATTCGAATGTACAAGTTATGATTCACTAAATAGACTACACATTGAAAATACTCCTAATATCCCTGTATTTGATATTCTTAAAAACTATATGTCTCAATTAACTGGTGGTATCAGAATTGTTGGTCTACATGAAAGTTTAGAAGATGATTCTTTCGTAAGATTACTACTAAGTGATGATGCTAAGGGTAAGTATATTGATGCAAGTGGAACTCATATAGACGATGCAAATCGTTATCCTTTAATCTCTGGTTCTGTACATGTACCTACTATTAGAGGTACTATGTTAAAGAAGATGAACAAGGTATATCCTGAATTAACCGTTACTTATGATACATTAGTAGCTGACATCACATATATGAATGATGAAGGAACTACAGTCTTACATCAGTACACTATTTATAATGGTGAAAATGCTACTGACATTATTAAGGATGGTATGTATGCAAAGCCTACAAAAGACAGTACTGCTCAGTATGATTTCACATATGGTGGTTGGTCTAGAATAGCAAATGGTGATCCTGATCCTAATGCTTTAAAGAAGATTGATGAGGATATTACTGTTTACATTGCATTCCATAAAGCTATAAAGAGCTACGATATAAACTTCTATAATGCTGATAGTCTAATCTATACCGCAAGAACAGAATATGGTAGTGATGCTATATTTGTTGGTGATCTACCTATAAAGTTAGATACTAAGCATCCTGATCTATATGAATTTGTGGGATGGCAACCTAAACCTGAAGCTATTACTGGTACTATGAACTGTTATGCTCAGTACTATTTCATTGGTAGTGAAGATACTGTATACCAATTTGTATTATCTGATTTCGATTATTCTCTAATGGATTCAAACCAAGATGGTGTCAAAGATGCTATATCTCTTGACATATATAATGGTGTTAATGCTATTGGTAGAATTCCTTCTACTTATGATTTAGATAAGACATATCTAGTTTATAAGATAGGTATAGGTGGAGGAGTTAAGGAAGTAACAGGTTTTAAAGATAAGGCAGATTTAGAAATAATCTACTTACCCAATACTATAGGTGTAATAGCACCATATGCATTCTGGGGTTGTACGAAACTAACTTTACTTGATTTACCTGAAAGTCTTACTAGAATTGAAAGCTATTCATTTGCTGGTTGTAAGTCTCTTAAGACTGTTAAAATTCCTGAAAGCGTTACTAGTATAGGATCCATGGGATTCTATGATTGTGGATTTACTGAAGTATATATTCCTAAGAACATTACTTATATAGGTATGTATGGTTTCGGTCAGTGTAAGGACTTAACTGAAATTACTTTCAGTGCAGATATCGATTATAGTTCACTAACAATACATGCTGAAGCTTTCGATGACTGTCCTAACCTTACTACAATCAATGTACCTTGGTCTAAGGGTGACGTTTCAGGTGATAGCTCTAGATGGGGTGCTGTTAACGCAACTGTAAACTATAACTATGTGGAGGAAATGTGATATGTATAAAATAGTTCATGAAAGCATAGTTATTGACATTTTAAAAGAAGTAAAATACATGAGATTTTTACAAAAAGCTAAAATTGCTGTTATGACAGACAGACCTAGTGCAAACTGCATTTTAGCTTCTGATAATAAAGAGAAGTATCACGTTCAGGGTATGCCCTATCCTGAAGGTTCTGGTTATAAAACTGTATCTTTAGTAGAAATCTCAGAATCTGAGTATGAAAATCTTTCTCATCTGATAGAGAGTGGTGACACTGTTTGTGGAGATGAAAGTATACTAAATGATATAAGAGAGAAAAAGATAGAAGAAATGAGTAAGATTTGCAATCAAACTATTGTTAATGGTGTTACTGTTACTTTTAGTGACAATAAGAAACATCATTTCAGATTAACAATAGAAGATCAAATCAATCTAATCTCTCTTAAATCATTGATTGAATCAGGTTCAAAAGAAGTAGTATATCATGAAACCGATAGTTTATGTAAGAGCTATAAGGCAAAAGATATATTATTATTGATTAAAACTGCTGATGAACATAAAATATATCATACAACATACTTTAATAAGCTAAAACATTATATAAAAAGCTTATACGATATTGAAAAGATCAATAGTATTGAATATGGTATTATAATTTAACTAAAATATAAAAAGGGTAAACCTGAAATAATGGTTTACCCTTTTCTTTAAAAATTCTGAAGCTAATAAATTGAAAGGAGATATTGTATATGATTGAGACACCAATTAATACTAGAATACAAAATAAACATGATATTGAAGATAAATGGTTAGCAGCTACAAATTTCATACCTAAAGCTGGTGAATTAATCGTATACGATGTTGATAATAAGTATTCTTATACACGTATAAAAATAGGCGATGGTGAAACTACTGTTAATGATTTACCATTTGTGTATAGTATAAAAACTGGTGGAGATATTAATGTAGATTCTTTTGGTAATATTACTGTTAATGATTCTAGTCATAATCATAGTATGACTAATATAGAAGGTTTACAAGCTAAATTAGAAGAAATTTCTATGACTATAATTGAACCAGCAAATAATGATATTCCAAAAGTTTTTATTACTGGTGAAATGCCTACTACAAAAGATGATGTAATAGCTGAAATGACTTATATATCAAAGACGCTTAAGTTTCATTCTTATATAAAAATTAAGTGTCAAGGTACATCTTCATTAAGATATCCTAAAAAGAATTTTACTATTAAATTATTCGAAGATAAAGAACGTACAATAAAATTAAAAAATAACTTTAGATGTTGGGGAGAACAGAATAAGTTCTGTTTAAAAGCAAATTGGATAGATATTTCTCATGCAAGAAATATTGTTTCAGCAAGAATATGGTCTGATATTGTAAAAACTCGTAAAAACTATAATGAACTTCCTGAATTATTAACTACAAGTCCAAATCAAGGAGCAATTGATGGATTTTTTATAAAGGTTTATTATAATGGAGTTTATCAAGGTAGATATACTTGGAATATTCCAAAAGATGCTTGGATGACAAATATGGATGATAGTATTGATTCGCATTGTATTCTTTGTGGAGAGAATTATGATAGTGGTTGTTTTAGAGCACTACCAATTATTGATGAAAGTGATTGGTCTGATGAAATTCATGATTCATGTCCTAATAGTATTAAGGCTAGATGGACTGAAGTAATTGATTTTGTTATAAATAGTTCTGATGAAGAATTTAAAACAAACTTAGATAACTATTTTGATATACCAAGTCTATTAGATTACCATATATTTGGTATTGCTATGTGTGGACTTGATTCTTATGGTAAGAATCAAATATACATGACATATGATGGCAATAAATGGATTGCATCTATGTATGATATGGACAGTACATGGGGTTTATATTGGAATGGAGAAACACTTGTTTCTTATGATTATGCTCGTACAAGTTTCGAAGATATGGTAAATGAACGTCAAGGAAATTTACTATATGAACGTTTAGAGCAAAATTTCTATAAAGAACTTCAAGATCGTTGGATAGAATTAAAAAATTCTGCATTATCTTTATCAAATATCATTAATAGATTTGAACGATTTACAGATGTTATATCTTCTGACTTAATAAAAGAAGATTATGCATCTACTACTGCTAATGGAAATTATGTTGGAATTCCATCTATTGCAAGAAACAATATTCAGCAAATAAGAAACTTTGCTGTTTTAAGACGAGATTGGACTGATCACTATTTCAATATGTTATCACCAATCGAAAGAGTACCATGTACTGGTATTACATTATCTGTAACCGAACTTGTATTTACTAGTAGGGGAACTCAAACATTAATAGCAACTGTTGAACCAATAAATACTACAGATAGAATTATATGGTCTACTAATGATGACAGTGTTGCTACTGTAAAAGATGGTGTTGTTACCGCTATATTTAATGGAAATGCAATTATTACTGCAACTTGTGGTGAATGTTATGCTACATGTTTTGTTGCAATCAGTGGAATTCAAGATTCTACTATTCCTGATGATTCAACTTTACTATATAGTCTACCTGCTGTAACCGAATTTGATGGTACAAACTATATTGATACTGGTATCAGTCCTCTAGCAACAGACACACCTTTTACTATTTTTATTGATTGGACTCATACTGGAGAAAGCTCTTTCGTTGCAAGTAAATATGTTGTTGCTCACTGTATGACAGAAGCATATCCTTATCCTGGCTTAATCCTACAATATGGTCCTAATGGTATAATATCTGAGTTTAGACAAGATTTAAATATTTCTTCTAACTCTCAAGGTGGTAATATTGCAAATGCTGATCTACAACGAGCAAAGGTTGTTTATAGAAAGGCAGCTGATGGCAATATTACAATTTCAAGATGTTACAATGAAAATGGTCAAATTTATACAAATACAAAACAAGTTGAATATGTTGCAGTTCCTGAAAATCTACTTCTCGGTTGTTATCAAACAACAACTGGTGGAAAAGGACGTTTTGCAAAGGGTATTCTAAATGATTGTAGAATTTATAATTGTACCTTAAGTGATGAACAGATTGAAGAAATTCTTCTATCTTAAAAAAATCACCTAAAAATTCGTTTTTAGGTGATTAAACAAATACTTTTTGCAATCGGAAAAACATTACATTAATTATGAAAATTATAAAGTGAGATTGAAATGATATCTCACTATTTGCTCCAAATTTTGAAATTGATAAATTGAAAGGAGATGTATAAATTGGCTGAAAAGTTAATCAATGGCAGAATTCAACATAAGCATGATGTTGAAGCCAATTGGCTAAAAGCCATAAACTTTTCACCTAAAGAGGGTGAATTAATCATCTACGATGTAGATAGTACTCATAACTATCCTCGTATAAAAATAGGCGATGGCGAAACTAATGTTAATGCTTTACCTTTTACACAGAGTTTAGCTATAGCCGATAGTAAGTTAGATGCTAACTCTACTAATCCAGTACAAAACAGTGTTATTAAAACTACAATAGACGAACTTAACAGTAAACTAGATAGAGTAGTAATTGGTCCTGATATTGAAAGTGGTGGTAGCGAAGGTGGAGAAGGTGAAACTGTTGTTATAACTGACAACGTTGCAATATTCAGTGACAATACTGGTAAAGTTCTTAAAGATAGCGGATATACTGTTCAGGAAATTATAAATCAGAATGCTTTCAGTGAAGTTAAGGTTGCTGAAAAAACTCAAGAAGGTGACATAACACATGTTGACAACGTTGCAGCAGAATATGTTACTGACTCTCTAGTTTTAGCTGCTGGTGCTAACATTACTTTAACACCTGATAAGGAAAATAAAGCTATCATCATCGAAGCTAAAACTTATGATACTGAGATAGATGAGATTAATACAAAGTTAGCTGATTTACTATATGAAGCAATTACTATTAGTAGCTTTACTAACAATGTTGGTACTGTTGAAATTGGTTCTACTGTTAACTCTGTTACTCTAACATGGGCTACTAGTAAGACTCCTGAAAGTCTAACATTAGATGGTACTGCTATAGAAAAGACTCTAACTACTCATACCTATAGTGGTTTAAATCTAACTAGTAAGAAAACCTATAAGATAGTAGCTACTGATGAACGTGGAGCTTCTGCAGAGAAGACTACTTCTGTATCCTTTGTTAATGGTGTATACTATGGTGTTATTAGTAATAGTGCAACTGTTGACAATGCAGCTATCTTAGGTTTAACTCGTAAGCTACAAAGTTCCAAGAGTATTACCTTTACAGTAAATCCTGGAACTGGTGAGTATATTGTATTTGCTTTACCTGCAGATTATGGTACACCTAATTTTAATGTTGGTGGTTTTGATGGTGGCTTCTTCTTAAAAACTACTTTTGATTTAACAAATGCTTCTGGTCATACAGAATCTTATAATGTATACTTCTCTGATCAGGTTGCACTTGGTTCATCAACTGTAAAAGTTAGTTAAAAGGAGGGAGAAATGATATATGGCTGTTGAAATACAAAGTACTATAAAACCAAAAGGTTATTCAACTGGTGGTGGTCAATTCTTCCTAGTTAATGCTGAAGATGTTGATGTTAAATCTGGTGGTGAAGGTAGTAGTTTTCCTAGTTCATCACTAAGTATGTATTTAGATGAACTTGAAACTAGACTTACTGAGTATATAAAAGGTCTATCAGTATTAGGTTCATTGATTTCTTTTACTAAAGGTGATGGAAATGAGGGTTCATTTAATACTACATGGATTGGTACTAGAGAAGAATATGAAGCTGCTAATTCAGAAAATAAGATTCCTGTTGGTACTATTGTAGTAATAACTGATGAAGTAGATGAAGACATCAATGATGATACTGGTAATGATGACGATATCAATGCTGATGCTACTTCTTCTATACTTGGCGTTGGTGTTTTAGGTCAAATGATCCTAGGATAAAAATTTAAAGGAGGAAAATTTAAGTTATGATAATTACTTTAACTGGTGCTAATTTTAGCACATCTAACATTGGTACTCTATCTTCTTGGAGTATTTCTACTGTTTTAGGTAGTGGTGCTACCTATAGTGGTAATCGTGTTGTTGACAAGGATGCTGCATTAAATGCAACTGTTACTATTGCTGAAGGCTATGAACTAGGTGCTGCTGGTGTTACTGTTACTATGGGTGGTTCTGCTGTAACTTCTGGCGTTACTGTTAATGGCAATACTATCATTATTAGTATTGCAAAGGTTACTGGCACTGTTGTTATTAAGGTTCCTACTAAGAATACTGCTACTGGTGAAGATGATAATGGTGGTAATGGAGATGTTGTTGAGCCTGAAAATCCTGTTGCAAAACATCCATACGCAAATGGGGCAACTATGCCAAGTGACGGTATTATAACTGCAGATATGACTGTAGTTTTAAATCATACCTGGTTAAATGGAACTGATACTACTTTATTAGACAATCAAGATGAAAGTGCTGGAACAACAAGTACAAACTATTTCTGTTCTTACTTACCTATTGATATTACAGGTTATACAAAACTTGATATAACTGCAAATAATGAAAATGCAGCTTACTATCAGTTCTTTACTACTGATGGCTCTTATAAATTGACAGGTGCTAGAATTAAAGTAGACAAAGGTACTACTTTAAATGAACAAAGTATTCCAAGTAAAGCTAAATATTTAATTGTAGCTCATTCTCGTATTAAGGACGATGGTTTAACATATAGTTACTTCCCCACTAATTTAAAAATTTATAAATAATAATTAGGGGGTATTTAAGATGTCTTATTTAATTCAAAATTTTGAAAAAGGTCAAACTTTAGAGGCTTCCCATTTAAATTTAATTGAACAAGGTATCGTTCAATCAGATAAAGAGAGAATTTATCCTATTACATCTACCGGATATTACTCAGCTTCTTGTTCTGCTGCTTCAAATTCTTCTTATGAAAAATGCACTTTTGATGTAAGAAAATATAGAGGCAGTACAATTATAGTTAATGCTTATCCAAATTCAACTGGATATTGTACTTTAATTGGTTCCTCAAAAACAGATATAATTGAGCAGTGGAATTCTGGAACTTGCAAGTATTTGAGTATTCCAGAAACAGCAACAATGCTTTATATTTCAAATGATTTTGCTAATTTCTCTGATTTTAATATTGAAGTTCCAAAATCTAAAGAACGCCATAAAGGTTTTTTATATTTTGCTGATTTTGCTAATCCCGATTCTTTAGATTACAACGATTTTGTAGACCATAAAATCAATGGTACTTTTAAAGATGGTGGCTTAGTTTTAAATACTGGTATTGGAAATGGAATCTTATTAAATAAAGTTATTTTAGCAGATGCTCAAACTATGGCTGTTGAAGTACAAACAATCACCAATCAAGAAGAAATCTATTTAAGTACTAAAACTACACAAGGTTCCTGTTCACATGGAACTATGTTATGTGTTAATTTTAAAAATAAAATTATGAAACTAGCAAAAGGAAGTAATGGAGGTAATGTACCTTCTTCTTTCTATAAGAATGTAGATATTAGCGATGTAGTTGATTCAATTGGTGGTCAAGATAATAATCATCTATTTACAATTAAATTAGAAAAAGCTGATGGTCCTATTAGAGCAACAATTATTAATGATCATACAAATAAATCAGTAACTTTCTTAGCCGGATTAGAAACAGTAGCACAAAAGGATGAGTCAAGTACTGGTTTGACTAGAGGAAAGAGTCCAGTTGGACGTATGTATGATTCTCCACAATTGTTTGTATCATCTGGCTCTCCAGTTATTCGTAAATGGTATGGTCGTACTTGGTGTACTAAACCCAAGGTTATGTTCTTTGGAGATAGTATTACTCAGGGAACTCATAATCTACCAGACGATGCCTTTGCAATTAGATGTGGTAGATATTTTGGCAATTCTATTGCTTGTGGTAGAGGTTCTGGAGATATTATGTGTTGTGTTAATACTGTACGTAGTATGGTTCCACGTTTAAAACCTGAAGCTATTGTAGTTACAATCGGCACTAATGGTGGTAATAAATATCTATATCAAAAGTTTATTGATATATGTGAGTATTTTAATGTAATTTTAATTTTAAATACTTGCTGGGCTTGTGATGGTCGTGCTGGAAGTATTAAACCTTTAAATGAACACATTGTTTCTTTAGGACAATTTGGATGTCGCCTTGATTTATTAACTAGTAAAAATAATGTTATTTCTGGTGGTCAGGATAAAACTTATTTTGCTTCTGATGGAACTCATTTAAGTCCATTAGGAAATACATTGACATATGAAGCTATTACATCTGAATTTAGCTGGTTGCGTGATAATAGTAACAAGGCTGAATTTGATAGTGAATATAAAGTATATCTTGTATTAGATAGTGGTATTGAATACAGTGGTCCTTCTACAGTACAAAAAGGACAGAGTTTTAATGCTACTTTAACTTTAAATAGTGGTTGTTCTTTAGGTAGTGAAGGTATTAGCATTATGATGAGATATGGTGAATTAAAAAATGCTTATACTACTTCTGGAGATGTTACCACTATTAACGTACCAGACGTTAATGGTGATATCTATATCTATGCTGACGTTAAAGGTGGTACTAGTAGTGGTGAAAGTGAATTACCTGAAGATTTACCAACCGAAGATAAAGTGTTAACTGAATCTGATTTTGAGATATTTGATAATACTTGGATTATGAGTAGTGGTACATCTTTAGCAACTGCTCAAGATGGTTATTATACTGCTTATTGTCCTATTAAAGGATATTCCAAAATTGATATAACTGCACAAAATAATTTTACCACTTATTATCAGTTTAGTATTGATGAAGACTTAATTGATTTGAGCGGTTCTCGTCAATCTGTTGAAAAAGGACAGAGCACAACTAATATAGCTGTACCTTCTAACGCTCAATACTTAATTGTAGCACACCATAGAACTAATTCTACTGATGCTAATGCTGTTGAAGGATATGCTTTATACTTCCCAACTTATATTAAGGCTTATATTTAATTATATAAATAATTGGTAAACATTTAAGATATAAAAATAGCTAAATAATATAAGATTTTTTTATATTATTTAGCTATTTTATAAATTTTTAAACGAAATTTCTCTATACAAATTTTGAAAGGAGGTAATTTCAATCATATGAGTATAAATATCCAACTTGAAAATGGATTACAAAAACTTTCTGGTCAATCAGTAACTAAAAGTAAGATAATCTCTTCATTAGGTTACACTCCTGCTAAAAATACTGACGTAGATGTTATAAATACTACTATTGATGCGCATAAAAAAGATACTAGTGTTCACTTTAATGGTAATTATAATGATCTAAAAAATAAACCTAACATTACTGAAGATGGTTCTGGTGAAGTAACTATCGCTGATAAGTCTGGTAATGTTATCTTTAGAGTAGACGCTCAAGGTGCTCATACTACTAAATTAGAACTTAGTAGTGGAGATATTGATAGACAAATTGATGCTTTAGAGACATCTTTAGCTACTCATAAAGAAGATACTAGTCTTCATTTTAGTGGTGATTATAACGATCTAGAGAATAAACCTAACATCGTAGAAGATGGTTCTGGTGAAGTTTCTATTACCGATAATGATGGTAACATTATCTTTAAAGTAGATGCTCAAGGTGCTCATACTACTAAACTAAGTCTTAGTAGTGGAGACGTTGATAGACAGATTGACGCTTTAGAAACATCTTTAGCTACTCATAAAGAAGATACTAGTCTTCATTTTAGTGGAGATTATAACGATCTAGAGAATAAACCTAACATTACCGAAGATGGTTCTGGCGAGGTTGTAATTGCCGATAATGATGGTAACATTATCTTTAAAGTAGATGCTCAAGGTGCTCATACTACTAAACTAAGTCTTAGTAGTGGAGACGTTGATAGACAGATTGACGCTTTAGAAACATCTTTAAATGATCATAAAGAGAATGATTTCCACTTCAGTGGTGATTATAACGATCTAGAGAATAAACCTAACATTACCGAAGATGGTTCTGGTGAGGTTGTAATTGCCGATAACTCTGGTAATGTTATCTTAAAGGTAGACAGTACTGGTCTAGAGACAACTGACATTAAAGCAAAATCTGTAGTTGTTGAAGGTACTAATGTCACTACTAAGTTTAGTGAACATGAAACCTTAATTAGCAACAAGGTAAATACTGCTGATATAGTTGACAATCTAACTTCTATTGATACTAATAAGCCTTTAAGTGCTAATCAGGGTAAAGTTCTTAAAGATTTAGTTGATGCAAAAGTAAATACTGCTGATATCATTGATAACTTATCCTCTACTGATACTAATAAACCTTTAAGTGCTAATCAGGGTAATGTTCTAAAAACTTCAATAGATGAAGTTGATACAGCTTTAGATAATCATAGAGAGAATGATTTCCACTTTAGTGGAGATTATAACGATCTAAGTAATAAGCCTAACATTACTGAGGATAACTCTGGTGATGTAGTAATTGCTGATAATTCTGGTAATGTAATTCTAAGAGTTGATAATTCTGGCCTAGAAACAACTAATGTTAAAGCAAAAACTGTAGTTGTTGATGGTACTGATGTTACTACTAAGTTTAGTGAACAAGCTACTTTTATAGAAGACTTAAAAAGAAGACTAAATGCATTAGCTGATAGTGATGATACAACTTTAGACCAACTAAGTGAAATTGTTGCATATATTAAGTCAAATAAGAGTTTAATTGATTCAATTACAACCAGTAAGGTAAATGTTTCTGATATCATTGATAATCTGACTTCTACTGATACTAATAAACCTTTAAGTGCTAATCAGGGTAAAGTTCTTAGAACATTACTTGATGGGTTATCAACTGCTTTAGATACTCATTCTACTGATGGAAGTATCCACATTACACCTACTGAAAGAACTAATTGGGATAACCATATTGCTAATAAGAATAATCCTCATAGTGTTACTAAAGCACAGGTTGGTTTAGGTAATGTAGATAATACATCCGATGCTAACAAACCTGTTTCAACTGCACAGCAAACAGCTTTAGATGCTCTAAAGGCTGAGTTAAGTGAAACTATTGTTTCTGAATCAAAAGAATGGGTTATTGTTGATAATTCTGGTAATGTAATTCTAAGAGTAGATAATTCTGGTCTAGAAACAACTGATATTAAAGCAAAAACTTCAATTACTGTTAATGGTACTGATGTAAAAGTGGCTCTTGATAGTAAAGTAAATGTTACCGATATTGTTAATAATCTAACATCTACTGATACTAATAAACCTTTAAGTGCTAAACAAGGTAATGTTCTTAAAGATTTACTAAGTACTCATGGTAGTGATACTTCTACTCACAGTGATATTCGTACAACTATTACTACTCATACTAGTAATGGAGATATCCATGTTACTAAAGCAGATAAGACTGCATGGAATGCTAAAGCTGATCAAACAGCTTTAACTACTCATACTGGTAATACTACTGTTCATATTACTGAAGCAGAAAGAACTAAGTGGAATAAGAACATTACTGATTTAAGTACTCATACTAGTAATGGAGATATCCATGTTACTAAAGCAGATAAGACTGCATGGAATGCTAAAGCTGATCAAACAGCTTTAACTACTCATACTGGTAATACTACTGTTCATATTACCGCTA